TCGTCCCGCTCGGGAGAACGTCCCGGCGGGTACAGTCTGACCGCTGGTCTCGCCGACGAAGGCGCGAGACCGGCTCTGGCGGGCGTAGTTCAGCGGTAGAACGTCAGCTTCCCAAGCTGAATGTCGGGAGTTCGATCCTCCTCGCCCGCTTTTCCCCCAAGTCCCGTTGAATCCGCGAGTTGCGGATACCCGGCGACGGTCGCCGGTGCAACCTGGTACGCAAAACCGCGCGGTGTACTACCGCGCAGCGCGTTCAGGAGGCACCCATGCCCCGTCTTTTCGCTCGTTCATCCACGCCACGCTTCAACGTTTCCGCCCCGCCAAAGGTCCCCGGTTACCGCCAGCGGTCCGGCTACGGGCAGGCGCTGGTGACCCTCACCGACGCGGTCACTCGCCGCCGCCGCGACTACTGGCTCGGCGAGCACGGCACGCCCGAAAGCCGCGAGCGCTACCACCGGCTCATCGCGCGGTGGGAGGCGGGCGGTCGCCGCCTCCCCGAATCCGACTGGGACGCCGCGCCGGCGGAGAAACAGGCGGGCCTCACTATTGATGAGTTGATCCTCGCGTACTTCACCTGGGCCGAAGCGTACTACCGGCCCACGGAGTCGGGGACGCTCAAGGTCGCGCTGCGGTTGCTTCGCCAGATGTACGGCCAATCGCTCGCCGCCGAGTTCGGCCCCCAGAAACTGCGGCTTGTCCGCGACGAGATGATCCGCGGCAGTGCGGCCGAGACGCCGGTGCGGCAGCCGTGGACGCGCGTCTACTGCAACCAGCAGTGCCGGCGCATTCGCGCCATGTTCAAGTGGGCGGCGTCGCACGAGATGCTGCCGGTCTCGGTTCACCAGACGCTCGCCACCGTCGAGCCACTCAAGCGCGGGCGCACCGCGGCGCGCGAGGGCCGGAAGGTGGCCCCCGCGTCGATGGAACTCGTGGACGCGTGCCGCCCGCACCTGAGCCGGCAGGTCAACGCGCTCATCGACCTCCAGCTGCTCACCGGAGCGCGCTGCGGCGAGCTCGTCATCCTGCGCCCGATCGACATCGACACGAGCCGCAAGGACGGGGTCTGGCTCTACCGGCCGGCGCGGCACAAGAGCGAGCACTTCGGCAAGGAGCGGGTCATCTACCTCGGCCCGAAGGCCCAGGAGGTCATTCGGCCGTTTCTTGAGGGGCGGCGGCTCGACGCGTACCTGTTCAGCCCGCGCGAGGCCGAGGCGGAGCGCCGCGCCGCTCTCACGGCGCGCCGCCGCACGCCAGCGTCGTGCGGGAACACCGTGGGGAGCAACCGCAAGCACCGCCCGGCGCGCCAGCCGGGCGAGCACTACACGAGCGCGTCGTACTACGTCGCCATCCTCCGCGCCTGCGAGCTGGCGTTCCAGCCCCCCGAGCACCTGCGCCCCCGCGCGCTGCCCGACGGCACGGCCGAGACCAAGCGGGCCATGCTCCTGCGGATGACGCCCAAGGAGCGGGCCGAGCTCGATGCCTTCCGCAAGGCCCACCGCTGGCACCCGCATCAGCTCCGCCACAACGCCGGGACCAACATCCGCCGCGAGTTCGGCCTCGAGGCCGCCCAGCTCGTCCTCGGCCACTCCAGCGCCCAGATCACCGACGCGGTGTACGCGGAGCGGGACACGCACCGGGCGGTGGAGGTGATCCGGAAGATCGGATGACGTCCAGCGACAAGGGTCGGCCCGCCGCCAAGTCTCAAAGTCTCATGATTCCACGGTCTACCGGGGCCTCACCGTACAATGCGCTGATGCCCTCTATCATGTCCCAGCTGGACTACACGCGGATTGCGGACCACTACGCCGAACGGGTGGCGGCCCATCGCGATCTCGTGCGCGCGTTCAAGGCCAAGAGGGCGGATGACTTCGCCGACCTCGCGCTCGGCATCTCGTCGCCGATCGGAAACTACAGCGCCTCCGAGCACGGCCTCGGACCCAAGGTCCTCTCTCGCGCCCAGCCGGCGCGCGTCCTTGGCCTCGCGCACGAGCTGGTCGCGGGCGAGCCGATGGCCGTGCCGCGGGTCGTCTGGGACGCGGACATCTGGCAGCTCAAGATCAGCGTCGGCTCAGAGATCGCCGCGATGGTCGAGCCGCGGCGGTTCTGGGTCACGAACACCCGCACGGTCTGGGCCCACCTGCTTGTCAAGCACAACGACAACGTGAAGAAGGCCAATGACGAGTTGCAGGCCTACCGCGACAACGACCCTCAGTACACGTCGGAGATGCAGTACGCCATCTGGTCCGACATCCACCTGAAACTCGACACGGCCCTCACGCGACTCGCGGAAGCGGGCGCGGACCATGCAAAGAAGCAGCGGGTGAAGGCGGGCGATCTCTCGTACCTGTGGGCCGACGCGGTTGCCAACGCTCTGTACGAACTTCGGGACGACCTTCTGTAGCCGAGCGCCCGCGAGACCCTCTTTCCGGTACCATCGCCCTCATGGACCACCAGCCCCTCGACGCCTTCCCGTCCGAGGTCATAGAGAAGCTCAGGACCTACGTCTACCGCCTCATCGACCCGCGGAACGGCGAGACGTTCTACGTCGGCAAAGGCAAGGGGAACCGCGTGTTCGCGCACATCCGGTGCGAGCAGGGCATCGAGGGCGACGACCTCGACAACAAGATGAAGCGGATCCGCCAGATCCGCCTTGCCGGCTTCGAGGTCGCGCACGTGATCCATCGGCACGGCATGGATGACGCGACCGCGTTCGAAGTCGAGTCCGCTCTCATGGACTCATACCCGGGTCTCACCAACGAGGCGGGCGGCATCGGCGGCAACGAGTTCGGCGCGATGCACGCGCTGGAGATCGTCCGCGAGTACGCCGCGGAGCCCGCAGTGTTTCGACACAACGCGGTGCTGATCAGCGTGAACCGCAGCGCCATTGCGGAGTCCTCGCTGTATGAGGCGACCCGCTACGCGTGGAAGATCAGCCCCGCGAAGGCGAAGAACGCCGACGTGATCCTCGCCACGGTGCAGGGCGTCATCAAAGGGGCCTTCATCGCCGAAGAGTGGCTAGAAGCGACTGCTGCCAACTTCCCTGGTCGACAGGACGTGCCGGGTCGGTACGGCTTCAAGGGCCGAGAGGCGCCCGAAGACATTCAGAGGATGTACGTCGGCAAGCGAATCCCCGACGAATACCGCAAGCGCGGCGCGGCCAACCCGATCAAGTACGCCGCCAAAACCGCGTAGGAAGGTCCCGGTTCTGGCGGCCCCCACGCACGCGAGCGACTTACCACTTACGTAAGTCCTCGGCTCAAAGAAAATCTACGCCCTCCCGATCGCCCCTGGCGACCTCGCAGGCCGCGATCCGCGCACGCTGAGGCCCGCGACCGCGCGCCCGCACAAACTCAAAAGACTTACGGCCAGAAAACCGCACCGAAACTGCTTGCACGCGACGCACGAGTCGCAGCAGTTCGGAGGTTCGCATGGCCGTCCAAACACTTCAACAGCCCGAAGCCGCCGCGGAGTACATCGGCCTCGCCGACGCGGCAAAGCTGGCACCGGGCCGCCCGTCCACCAACTGCCTGTGGCGGTGGTGCCGGCGCGGCGTGATCGCCCGCGGCGGCGAGCGCGTCCGCCTCCAGCACGTTCGAGCCGGTGGCAAGATCTTCACCACTGCGCCCTGGGTTGACGAGTTCGTCCGCCGCCTGGCGAGCGCCGACGAGAAGTACTTCAACGAGACCGACGGCCGCGTTGGCGCGGAGCAGCCCAGCGCCCCAGTCGCTGCTCGCGCATCGCGCCGGCCCCGAGTGCTCAGCAGACCCGGCAGCCAGACCGACGGCCGCCATGCCCGCGTGCGAGAGCGACTGCGGGAGGTGGGCCTGTGAGCGCTCCGTTCCCGCCATCGACCGGCCCGCCTCTTGTCCGCCTCGGCCAAGGCGACTTCGTCCGCGACATCTTCCCGCACGACCTCATCCCTGATGGAGACCACATGACCGCGACCACCCTGATGAACCAGATCACCAAGGGCCGCAGGCCCAAACCCCGCCGCGTGATGCTGTACGGCACGCACGGCATCGGCAAGAGCACGTTCGGCGCGATGGCCGAGAACCCGATCTTCATCCCGACCGAGGACGGCTTGGGCGACATCGCGTGCGAGTCGTTCCCGTTGGCCCGCTCGCTCGGAGATGTGATGGCGGCGCTGGAGTCGCTCTACTCCGGCGAACACGGGTACAGGACCGTCGTCATCGACTCCCTCGACTGGCTCGAACGCCTGATCTGGAACGAGGTCTGCGAGGATGAGCAGGCCACGAGCATCGAGAAGATCGGATACGCGAAGGGGTACGCCTTCGCCATCGAGAAGTGGCGGACGGTGCTCGGGGCTCTCGATGCGCTCCGCAGCGACCGCGGCATGACCGTGGTCGTCATCTCCCACGCCAAGATCGAGAAGTTCGAGAACCCCGAGACAGTGCCCTACGACCGCTACTCGCCGCGGCTGCACAAGCTCGCCTCGGCGCTGGTGCAGGAGTGGGCCGACGAGGTGCTCTTCGCCACGTACAAGGTGCTCACCGTCAAGGTGGACGAGGCGTTCAACAAGGCCAAGCACAACGGCGTCGGCACGGGCGAGCGGATCATCCGCACCGTCGAGCGGCCCGCGCACGTCGCCAAGAACCGACTGAACCTCCCCGAGGAGCTGCCGCTCGACTACCGCGTCTTCGCGGAGCACGTCGCCGCCTCGCGAGGCGAGAGCAGCCCCACCACCCCCAACCCCCCGCTCACCCAGAACACCGACACCGCGCCCGCCGAGGGCGCGGCCGCCACCCGCTGAAAGGACTCTGACCCATGGCGAACCTGAACAACTTCGACGCGAACAACGTGGACCCATCAGTCGCCCTCGACCCGATCCCCGCGGGCAAGTACACCGCCGTCATCACCGAGACGGAGATGAAGCCGACGAAAGCCGGCGGCGGCAAGTACCTCCAGCTCACGTTCCAGATCATCGACGGCGAGTACAAGGGCCGCCTTGTGTGGGCGAGGCTCAACCTGGAGAACAAGAGCGAGATGACGGTGAAGATCGCGCGGGGTGAGCTCTCGGCGATCTGCCGCGCCGTCGGGGTCATGGCCCCGAAGGACTCCGTCGAACTCCACAACATCCCGCTGGAGATCAACGTCGGGCTGAAGAAGCGCGACGACAACGGCGAGTTCACCAACGTCATCAAGGGCTACGCCAAGAAGGGCGGGAACGGGGGCGGCGGCGCGGCCGGCGCTCGCGTGCCCGCGGGCGTGGGCCCGGGGAGCACGCCGCCCTGGAAGCGATAAGCCCATCTGGTCGCGTCCTCGAGCTCCCGTACCCGCCGAGTGTGAACCACATATGGCGTCGCATGGGGCCCAGGACCGTCATCAGCCGCGAGGGTCGGCGCTACCGCAGGGACGTGTGCGCCGCCCTCGGCGGCGATGCGGGTGGAGCGGATGGATGGACGCCTGGCGGTGCGTGTCACCGTCTGCCCACCGGATCATCGCCGGCGCGACCTGGACAACGTGCAGAAGGCCCTCCTGGACGCGCTGGCTAAGGGCGGGGCGTACCGCGACGACTCGCAGATCGATCGGCTGGAAGTAGAGCGAGGCCCGGTGACGCCGGGCGGCAAGGTGCTGGTGGAGATCACGCGAATCAAACCATGAACCTCCGACCCTACCAATCCGAAGCCGTCGCCGCGGTTTACGAGCACCTGCGGACCCGCGACGACAACCCCTGCGTGGTCATTCCCACCGGGGGCGGCAAGACGCCCGTCATCGCCACGATCTGCCGCGACGCCGTCGGCCCGTGGAACGGGCGGGTCGTCATCCTGGCCCACGTCAAGGAACTCCTCGAGCAGGCCGCGGACAAACTCCGGCACATCGCGCCGGACGTGCCCGTGGGCATCTACTCCGCGGGGCTGAAGCGCAAGGACCTCGGGTACGCCGTCACCATCGCGGGCATCCAGTCCATCTACCAGCGGGCGTGCGACCTGGGGCCGGTGGACCTGCTCATCGTGGACGAGGCGCACCTGATCCCGCCGGATGGCGAGGGGATGTACCGCCAGTTCATCGCCGACGCCAAGGTCGTGAACCCGCTGGCGCGGGTGATCGGGTTGACGGCGACTCCGTTCCGCATGAAGTCCGGCCCGATCTGCGAACCGGGCAACATCCTCAACCACGTCTGCTTCGAGGTGGGGGTGCGCGAACTGATCGTGCAGGGCTTCCTCTCCCCGCTGCGGACCAAGGCGGGGCTCCAGAAGGTGAGCACCGACGACCTGCACGTCCGCGCCGGCGAGTTCGTCGCCAGCGAGGTCGAGGACCTCATGGACAAGGACGCGCTGGTCGAGAGCGCGTGCGCCGAGATCGTTGAGCACACGAAAGACCGCTCGGCCACGCTGATCTTCTCGTCGGGCATCCGGCACGGGCAGCACATCGTGGAGGTGCTGAAGTCCAAGCACGGCGTCGAGTGCGGGTTCGTCTCCGGCGACACGCCAGCGGGCGTGCGGAGCGGCATTCTTGACCGATTCCGCTCGGGGGCGCTCAAGTACCTCTGCAACGTAAATGTCCTCACGACCGGTTTCGACGCCCCGCACATCGACTGCGTCGCACTCGTGCGCCCGACCATGTCGCCCGGCCTGTACTACCAGATGGTGGGGCGGGGCTTCCGGCTGCACCCCGGCAAGGCCGACTGTCTCGTTCTGGACTTCGGCGGCAACGTCCTCCGGCACGGTCCCGTGGACGCGATCCGCGTCTGCGCCGACGACCGTGGCGAAGGCGAGACTCCGGCGAAGGAATGCCCGCAATGCCACGCGCTCATCGCCGCGGGCTACCAGACGTGCCCGCAATGCGGGCACCAGTTCCCGGAGCCCAACAAGCAGAAGCACGAGGCGCAGGCCAGCACCGAGGGCATCCTCTCGGGCCAGACGACCCGCGAGGAGCACCGTGTCAGCGACACCACGTACCACGTCCACATGAAACGGAACGACCCGGCCGCCCCGCTGACGATGCGGGTCGAGTACCGCGTCGGCTTCAACAGCTACTTCCGCGAGTGGGTCTGCTTTGACCATACCGGGTACGCGCGGACGAAGGCCGAGGCGTGGTGGCGGGCGCGCTCCGTCGAGCCCGTGCCCAGCGGCACCGAGGAGGCGGTCGAGCTCGCACGGGCCGGGGCGCTCGCGCCGGCGCTCTGCATCACGGTCGAGAAGAAGGCGGGCGAGCAGTTCGAGCGGGTGGTGGCGCACCGGCTGGGCGACAAGCCGCCTCGGCTCGATAGCGATGAAGGTCTGCCGGAGCGACTTCCCGAACCGGTCGGCACCACGTACGGCATCCCCGACGACGAGATTCCCTTCTGAACAAGGAGCTCACGCTTGATCACGATCACCATCGAAGAGACGGACAAGAACGGCCACGTGCTGGGCCGCCACGTGGCCTCGGCCCCTATTGACAAGACCGACGCCAAGGGCGTCGGGTCGCTGCTGGCCCGCAGCGTCGGCGGCCTGATGTACCACGGCCAGACGCGGGCTGAAGTGCCGCTCTTGCTCGCAGCGGCGGGGACGCACCGCTCCAGCCGCTGCACCCAGGCGATCGCGCACGCCCTCGGGCTGGCCGGGAGCGAGCACAGCTTCGAGTACGCGGTGAAGCCCGTCGTGGACCTCGACAGGCTGCTCGACTACCGCGCGAGCAAGAAGGACCGCGAGCACGCCGCGCAGGTGCTCAAGATCATGGGCGCCGGCGTCAAGACGAAGGCGGACGACGAGTAGACGATGAGCGAAGGCCCGTCCAACTTGCTCGACGCGGCGCGTTGGTACCTCGCGCGCGGCTACGCGCCGATCCCCGTGCCCGCGGGAACTAAGGTGCCCGTGCTCAAGGGCTGGACGGACCTGCGCCTCGCCGAGGCCGACCTGCCCCAGCACTTCAACGGCACCGGCAACATCGGCGTGCTCCTGGGCGAGCCGAGCGGCTGGCTCGTGGACGTGGACCTGGACTGCGAGGAGGCGGTGGCGCTCGCGCCGGCGTTCTTGCCGCCGACGGGCGCGAGGTCGGGGCGGCCCGGGAAGCCGCTGTCGCACTGGTGGTACATCTGCGAAAGCGCGAAGACCCGGAAGCACCAGGACCCGGCGTCGAAGAAGATGATCGTCGAGCTGCGCAGCACCGGGGCGCAGACGGTGGTCGGACCGAGCATCCACCCCAGCGGGGAGCCGTATGACCCGCTCGAGGGCGAGCCCGCCGTGGTCGATGCCGAGACGCTCGGCGCGGCGGTGGCGGCGCTCGCCGAGGCGGTGCGGAAGCAGCGGCACGGCGATGCGCTCCCGCCGGCGCGACCGGTCTCCACGCCGGCGGTGTCGAAACCCGCCGCCGCTCCAGACGCCGTCCTGCGGCGCGCCGAGGCTTACCTGGACCGCATCCCGCCGGCGACCTCCGGCTCGGGCGGGCACGGCCAGACGTATGCGGCCGCGACGGCGATGGTGCACGGGTTTGGCCTCGACGCGGAGACGGCGTTCGGGCTGCTCTGGGACCGGTACAACCCGCGATGCCAACCGCCGTGGTCGGAGAAGGAGCTCCGGCACAAGGTCAGCGACGCGGCGAGCAAGCCGCACGATCGTCCGCACGGGTGGTTGCGTGATGCCGAGAAACCCGAGGATATGGGCGGCGTGGACCTCTCCGGTTTCGATCCCGAGCGCTGGCGCTCCGCGAGCGAGCGGCCCCGCTCGGAGCGTCCACCCGACCCGGGGCCGTTCCCCGATCATCTGCTACGCGTGCCGGGCTTCATCGAGCAGGTCGTGGCGCACAACCTGGCGACGGCCACGCGGCCGCAGCCGGTGCTAGCTCTGGCGGCCGGGATCTGCCTCCAGGCCGTGCTCGCGGCCCGCAAGGTGCGCGACGAGCGCGGCAACCGCACGAACGTCTACTGCGTCGGCGTCGCCCCCTCCGGCGCTGGCAAGGACAACGCCCGCAAGGTGAACAAGAACATCCTCTTCGCCGCCGACATGGTCGAGCACGAGGGGAACGAAGACTTGGCGTCCGACGCGGGGCTGGTCACCGCGGTGGAGGCAGAGCCGGCGATCCTGTTCCAGATCGACGAGTTCGGGCGCTTCCTACGCACTATTGGCGATCCCAAGAAGGCCCCGCACCTGTTCAACGTGCTCACGGCGCTCATGAAGCTCTACAGTAGCGCCGACACGGTTTTCCGGGGCAAGGCCTACGCCGACAAGAAGCGGAACAAGGTCGTCGATCAGCCGTGCGTGAGCGTCTACGGAACCACCGTCCCCGAGCATTTCTTCGAGTCCCTCACCGCCGACAGCCTGAGCGACGGGTTCATCGCCCGCCTGCTGGTGTTCGAGTCAGCCGAGACGCCGGCGCGGCAGCGCGCCCGGGCAACGGGCGTCCCCGACGCGATCAAGCAGGCCGCCGAGTGGTGGGGATCATTCAAGCCCGGCGGCAACCTCGCCCCCGAGCACCCCCAGCCGATCGTGGTCGAGGCCACGCCGGAAGCGGGCGCGGTGTTCGACGCGCTCGCGGTGATGGTGGACGCCGAGCTCGGCAAGCCTGATGAGGCGGGGCGGTCGCTGTGGGCGCGGGCCGAGGAGAAGGCCTGCCGCCTGGCGCTGATCTACGCCTGCTCCGCGAACGCCCAGAAGCCGGTGATCGACGAGGACGCCGCCCGCTGGGCGTGCGACCTGTCGGAGTACCTGACCCGCCGGATGCTCTACATCGCCCACGAGTGGGTCGCCGACGGCGTGTTCGACGCGCGGCAGAAGCGCGTGGTGCGGGTGGTGCGCAAGGCGGGTGGAAAGATCTCCCGCAGTGAACTCTGCCGCCGGACGCAGTGGCTGACCCAGCGGGAGCGGCAGGAAGTGATCGACAACCTATTGGAAACACAGCAGTTGCGGCAGGAAGAGGAGCGTTCTTCGACGCGGCCAAAGGTGGTGTATGTCCTGGCGTGAACCGAATCCTTCAATCTTTCATCTATTCACCGCGCGCGCACGCGGGGCGCGGGTGCATGGGCGTAAGGGAGGTATTGAAAGATTGAAAGATCTCTCTCTTTCATCATGTACTTCCCTCCTCCCGCCCCGCCGCGCCCATGCAGGTCGCGTGCCAGGGCGCGCCTACCGCGAGCCCAACAGCCCAAAGCCTAACGGCGGGGGTGAGGGGGTCGGTAGGTACTTCCCCGCCCGCGTCGCGCTGCTACGCCCGCGGGAACAGCCGCGCTTCCCGACAGAGTTTGTTTCGCCCGTCCGGGCGCGAGGAAGCGGGGAGGCGGGAGTGGTACGCCGCCCCGCCAGGAACGCGACGTGGGCCAACGTGGGCGAACCCGTGGCAAACGGGTAGGCCCCGGAGCGGGGCGGATTGGGCGGCTGAGACGCCCCGGACGGGCCCGTAGCCCGAGCGATCCATCGAGCGAGCCAGCGATCCCCGGACCCGTCGGCATGTGCCGCGGGCCATGACGACGCCACCCGCGCCGGCGCTCGCCGCGCGCCCCCGACGGAGATCGCCGTGAACATCGAGATGCTCCCTATCGACGCGGTCAAGGAGTACGACCGCAACCCCCGCACCATCAACGACGCCGCGATCGATGCGGTGGCCAAGTCGATCCAGGCGTTCGGGTTCAAGATCCCGATCCTCATCGACGCGGACAACATCATCATCGCCGGGCACACGCGGCTCCGCGCCGCGCGGAAGCTCGGGTTGAAGGAGGTGCCGACTATCCGCGCGGCCGATCTGACGCCGGACCAGGTCAAGGCGCTGCGCATCGCCGACAACAAGGTCGCGTCGCTGACCTCGTGGGACATGGAATTCTTGCCCATTGAGCTCGCCGACCTGAAGGGCGTTGACTTCGACCTTGCGGTGCTCGGGTTCAGCGCGGACGACCTCGCGGCGATCATGGCTCCCGCCGGCAACGAAGGCCTGACCGATCCTGACGATGTGCCCGCGCCGCCAGATGCAGCGACCACGGTGCCCGGCGACATCTGGGTGCTCGGCAACCACCGGCTGATGTGCGGGGACTCGTCGAAGCCCGAGGATTTGGACCGGCTGCTCGATGGCCAGCCGATCCACCTCGTGAACACCGACCCGCCGTACAACGTGAAGGTCGAGCCGCGCTCGAATAACGCGATCGTCGCCGGGCTGAGTTCGTTCGCCCTACCCGGCAAGGCCGACCAGCATGACCAGCAAAGCGCCGACCTCAACCGCTACCCCGAGAAGAGCCGCGCGACGCACAAGAAGCTCCGGGCCAAGGACCGGCCGCTGGCCAACGACTTCGTGTCCGACGACGAGTTCGATCGCCTGCTCGCCGCGTGGTTCGGGAACATCACCCGCGTGCTGATCCCCGGCGGCACGTTCTACATCTGGGGCGGCTACGCCAACTGCGGGAACTACCCGCCCGTGCTCAAGCGCTGCGAGCTGTACTTCGCGCAGGCGATCATCTGGATCAAGGAGCACCCGGTCCTGACCCGCAAGGACTTCATGGGCAACCACGAGTGGTGCTTCTACGGCTGGAAGGAAGGCGCTGCGCACCGCTTCTTCGGCCCCGCCAACGTGCCGGACACCTGGTCGATCAAGAAGGTCAACCCGCAGAGCATGGTCCACCTCACCGAGAAGCCCGTCGAGCTCGCGCGGCGGGCGATCGAGTTCTCGTCGCGGCCCGGGGAGAACGTGCTCGATCTCTTCGGCGGCAGCGGGAGCACGCTCATCGGCGCGGAGATGACCGGGCGGCACGCATTCCTCATGGAGCTCGACACGCTCTACTGCGATGTGATCGTGCAGCGGTGGGAGAAGTTCACGGGCCGCAAGGCGGAACGTCTCCCGGCGAAGGATGCGGCCGAAGAGAAAGCCGCGACCCGGAGGAAGGTCGCGGCTGGAGGCAAGGAGTGATGCTCGCCTCACTCTTCGTCGAGCGCGGGAAGCGGGCCGTCGGTCGCCTCGTCCCATTCGAGGGCGTAGCGCTCGGCGATGTCTTCGAGGTCGCGCTCGGTGAGGTAGTCGGCCGTCTTGCGGTCTTGGCAGGCCGCGACCGCTCGGGCGAGGTCCGTCCATTCCTCGATGGTGAGCATCTGGTCTTGGCGTGCGCCAAGCAGGTAGAGGGCGGCTTGAAGCACGGCCTCGAGTTGCGCTTCGCGGGTGGCGGCCATGGGTCAGGCCCCCTTCCCCGCCACGAACACGCCGCGCTCGTGCTTCTTGAACCTGGCGGCGGTGCCCTTGGCGGCCATCTCGCGGATGATGGCGGCGTAGAGCGTGGCTTCGGGCGTCTTGCCGCCGGGACTCTTCCAGAGACCCTTCGCTTCCATCTGTGCGATCATTTCCTTGGCCCGCATGGGCACCTCGGACGCAGCGAGCACCTGCGCGGCGGCGTCGAGGGCGCTGACGCGCTTCGGCTTGGCCTCCTTCGCGGGTTTCGGGGCCCTCGCCGCCTTGGGCGGCTTCGCGGTCTTCTCGCCCTTGCCCTTCACCGGGGCGGCGGGCTTTCCGTCCAAGCGGTCCTTGATCTCGGCGAGCGCGGCCTTGCGGAGGCGGTCGGTCTTGGCCGCTCCCTCGGCGCGGGCGGCGCTCTTGCTCATCTTGGGGGTGCGGGGCTTCGCGGCCTTCTTGGTCTTCGTACTCATGATCATCTCCAGAACGTTGGTGCGGAACACCGCCGCACGTTGCGGCGGGGAATCGCGTCCGGCGCGGTCGCCCGCGTCGTCGCGCGGGGTGGGTCAGCAACCGGCGACGCGCTCCATCTCGTTGAGCACGTCGTGGATCATCGAGTTGGTGGCGGCGGCGCGGCCGCGCCGGTCGGTCCCGTAGACCGCCTTGGCGACCTCGACGGCCTTGGCGTAGCGGGCGTCGCGATCCTCGTCGCGGCGGATGGCGGCGATGCATATCTCGCCCTCCATCACGTACGCGCCGTCCTCGCTGCGGGTGATCTCGATGTCCCCGCGCTGGCCTGCGATCACGATCGTCTTGATGGTCATGGGTGTGCTCCTTCTCGTGGTGCGTGCTCAGTCGCCCTTGAGGAAGTCCTCGACGTGCTCCGGGTCCATGTTGGCCATGAACCCGACGAGGTTGACGAGGTCCTCGCGGACCTTGCCGAGGTTGCCGACCAGACCCCAGTTGGCCGGGGCTGCCGCGTGCTCTTTGTCGTTGATGTCGAGGTGCATCTGCAGCACGTCGAGCAGGCGGGCAATGTCGTTCCGTCGCGCGGCGTACATCTCGGAGGCGGTAGGGTCAGGCTTCGTGGTCTTGCGCTTCGTCATGGTCGTGCTCCTGTGCGTGGTGCCCTGGTAAACAGCGAAGCCCGCGATTCGCGGGCTTCACGTCGTGGGGCGGATGTCGTTCTTGCGGTCCCAACTGGTCGTGTCCTTTGGCTCGCCGACCGCCGCGAGGTAGTCGATCAGGTCCCCGGCGGCCCAGGTGTCGCCCTCGACCGCGTCGTGCTCGTTCGGCCCGTCGCGTCCATCTCGGTCGATCTCGAAGAGGCGAAAGCCGCCGGTATTCGTGGTATCGATCGCCCAAGTCCGGCCGTCGGGGGTGTGGACCTCGACGCTCGCAACCGTGAAACCCCGGCGGCCCAGGGCGTTGGCGATCCCGATGGCGTTCTTCGTGCTGGTCTTCATCGCGTGGTTCTCCGTCGCGGGGTTGTTGGCGTTCGTGGTTCGTCCCGCGTTGTGACACATGAAGCCATCACATCCGCGCACCGGCAAGGCGAATGCGCGAGGATTCGCCGTCAATCCCGCCCTTGTGGGCAACTACGCGGAACATGTGGGCAAGTGGCGAAACATCCCGGCCCGGGAGGTCCGCGATGACTCCCGAACACGCGCCTAGTTCCGGGCCGGAAGCGGGAGCGTCGGGGATGGCGCGGTTGAACCCAGCCGCGCTCCGTGTTGCGGACGCCGCCCGCGTGCTCACGCGCCTGGGCGGGAAAGCGATTACCGATGGGATGCTGCTCGCGGACATCGAGGCGGGCGCGCCAACGAACGCCGACGGAAGCATCAACCTCGTGCATTACGCCGCGTGGCTGGTGAAGGAGATGAGCGCCGGTGGCGATTGACCCACGCAATCTCAAGCCCGGCGAACTCGCGCGGTTGCTAAACAGCACGCCACTGGGCGAAGTCGTCAGCGAGCGGCAGCTTCACCGTCATCGCACGCGCGCCGGGTTCCGCGTCGCAGCGGATGGTGATGCTGGCAAGGTCGATCTGTTCCGGTTCGCCGCCTGGCTGGTGACCACGCGGCACGAGGCGCTCGCGGAGGCGGCACGGGAGCCGGAGGGCCTGACCGGGTACGAGGCGATGAAGGAGCGGGCGCGTCTCCGCAACGCCATGCTCTCGCTCTCGGGGCGCGATATCGGCGACCTTCCGTCAGTCGCTGATGCGGCGAGAAAGGAAAAGGCGGCCTGCGACTTCCGGTACTTCTGCGACACCTACTTCGCCCAGACGTTCCACCTGCCGTGGTCCCCGGATCACCTGCGGGTGGTTGCCAAGATCGAGCAGGCGGTGCTGGAAGGCGGGCTGTTTGCGATGGCCATGCCGCGCGGTAGCGGCAAGACCAGCCTGTGCGAGGTCGCGTGCCTCTGGGCCATGCTGTACGGCCATCGGGACTTCGTGGCGCTGATCGGTTCCGACGAGGAGCATGCGGCTGGGATGCTGGAGTCGATCAAGGCGGAACTGGAGAACAGCGAACTGCTCGCCGGCGACTTCCCGGAGGTCTGCCATCCGATCCGTTCGCTGGAGGGCATCCACCAGCGGGCCTCGGGACAGCTCTACCAGGGGAAACAGACGCACATCGGTTGGACGGCCCGAGAGATCGTGCTGCCGACGATCCCGGGCTCGCCGGCAGCGGGTGCGATCATCCGCGTGGCGGGCATCACCGGCCGCATCCGGGGAATGAAGCACAAGCGGGCCGACGGCACCTCGGCGCGTCCGTCGCTGGTGCTGATCGATGATCCGCAGACCGATGAGAGCGCCAGGTCGCCGTCGCAATGCGCCAACCGCGAACGCATCCTCGCCGGCGCGATCCTCGGCCTGGCGGGACCGGGAAAGAAGATCGCGGGGCTGATGACGCTGACGGTGGTTCGTCCCGACGACTTGGCCGACCGCATCCTTGACCGCGATAAGCACCCCCAGTGGCAGGGCGAACGGACGAAGATGGTGTACGCCTTCCCCGCACGCGAAGCGCTGTGGCAGCGGTATGCCGAACTCCGGGCTGAGGGCCTGCGACACGATCGGGGTCTCGCCGACGCCACGGGGTTCTACGGCCAGCATCGCACGGCGATGGACGAGGGCGCGAGGATCGCATGGCCGGAGCGGTTCAACCACGATGAGTTGTCCGCCATCCAGCACGCGATGAATCTGAAACTCCAGGATGAAGCGGCGTTCTTCGCGGAATACCAGAACGAGCCGCTGCCGGAGGTCCAGGCCGCGGACGACCTGCTCACCGCCGACCAGATCGCCGCGAAGGCCAACGGGCAGGCACGGGCCGAGGTGCCCATCGGCTGCACGCGTCTGACCATGTTCGTGGACGTACAGGGCAAGGCGCTGTTCTACCTCGTCGCGGCTTGGGAGGACGACTTCACCGGCTACGTCATCGATTACGGCACGGAGCCGGACCAGAAGGCGCCGGGGGGGTACTTCACGCTGCGAGACATGCGCCGGACGCTGGCGGCCGCCGCGCCACGCGCCGGCGTCGAGGGCGCGATCTATGCGGGGTTGGAGCGGCTCGTCACATCGCATCTGGCCCGCGAATGGCGGCGCGATGACGGGGCGATGGTGCGGATCGACCGCTGCCTGATCGACGCCAACTGGGGATCGTCCACCGACGTGGTCTACCAGTTCTGCCGCCAGAGCCCGCACGCGGGCGTGCTCATGCCCAGCCACGGTCGCTACGTGGGCGCGAGCAGCATCCCCTTCAGCGACTACAAGCGCAAGCGTGGCGACCGCGTCGGGCTCAACTGGCGCATCCCCGTCGTGACCGGCAAGCGCGCCGTGCGACACGTCGTCTTTGATACGAACTACTGGAAGTCGTTCGCGCACGCGCGGCTGGCGGTGCCGATGGGCGACCCGGGGTGCCTGTCACTCTTCGGCCAGAGGGCCGAGCAGCACCGGCTGCTGTCCGAACACCTGACCAGCGAGTACCGCGTGAAGACTGAGGGTCGCGGCCGCACCGTCGATGAATGGAAGCTGCGGGTCGAGGGGCTCGACAACCACTGGCTCGATTGCCTCGTCGGCGCGGCGGTGGCCGCGTCGATGGAGGGGGCGGTGCTGTTCGGAACCGATCACAAATCCGTCGTCCGGCCGCGCATGCGGCTTTCCCACCTGCAAAGGAGCAGGCGATGAGTCACGCCGATACGCAGGTCAAGGTAGCCGCTGAGCAGAACGGATTGCGCTGTCCCAAGTGCGGATGTGCGCATTGGCGGGTGATCTACACACGGGCGCGCTCCGGAGGGCGGCTTGTGCGGCGGCGCGAGTGCCGGCACTGCGGGAAGGCCGTGATCACGACGGAAAGGGTGAACGGATGAGGAGGCTGTTCCATATGCGTAACGATCTGCGCGTGCAAGCATGGACAAGGGAGACAGGAGCTGTGACTGGGCGTACAACATGGTGACATCCAGACCGGAGGTTCCCGGAGGCGAACGGTAAACGGCTGATCCCCGTGCACCGCTGAGCCAACAAGCGATGCGCCGTGCAGGGCTGCACCCCTGTGCGGCGTTGTGCTTTTTGGAGCCGCCTCTTGGAACCCCCGGCCTGGTGCAAGGACGCACTCGATGCCGGACCCCACCCCCGATCTTGAACAGGCGATCCGCGACAACGCGGCCGGTCCCGCCAAGGCGGCGGGCGACTCCGGCAGCGTCGAGCAGCATCCGATCCCGCACCAGATCGAGGCCGATCGCTACTTGGCGTCCAAGCAGGCGGCGAAGTCGCCCGCGAAGGCGCTGCGCCTGACGCGGTTGATTCCGCCCGGCGCGGAGGGCGGATGATGCTTGGGCTCTTCCGATCCAAGGCAACGCCCCCCAAGCCTCTCACCCACGCAAAGGGCGGGTTCATTCGCCGGTTCATCCGGGCGGGGTTCGACTCTGCCGTCACCAACGACGGGAACCGGAAGCACTGGGCCCATGCCGACGGCCTGAGCGCTGACGCAGCGGCCTCGCCCGAGGTGCGCCGCACCCTCCGCAACCGCGCCCGATACGAGGCCGCGAACAACTCCTACGCCAAAGGAATCGTGCTCACGCTCGCCAACGACGTGGTGGGCACCGGGCCACGGCTGCAACTTTTGACAGACGACGACGGCGGCAACGAGCGGATCGAGCAGGCATTTATGGCATGGGCCAAGGCGGTCGGCCTGCCCGAGAAGCTCCGAACCATGCGGGCGTCCCGCGCCACGGACGGCGAGGTGTTCGCGGTGCTCGTGAGCAATCCGCTCCTGCCCACCCCCGTCAAGCTGGACATCCGTCTCATCGAAGCAGATCAGGTCACGACGCCGGACCTGTCGATCCTCGACGACAGCGCCGTGGACGGCATCGTGTTCGATGATGCGGGCAACCCGTGGGAGTACCACATCCTCAAGGGGCACCCTGGGGACACCCGCACCGGCTTCCTGGGGATCGAGTACGACCGCGTTCCTGCCGAGTCGGTCATTCACTACTTCCGTGCCGAGCGCCCGGGCCAAAGCCGGGGCGTACCCGACATCACACCGGCGCTCCCGCTCTTCGCTCAGCTGCGCCGCTTCACGCTCGCGGTGCTCGGCGCGGCCGAGACCGCCGCGGACTTTGCGGGCATCCTCTACACGGATGCGCCCGCGAACGGCGAGGCGGAGAGCGTTGAGCCCTTGGACGCCATCGAGCTTGAGGCGCGGTCACTGCTGACCATGCCGGGCGGCTGGAAGATGGCGCAGGTGCAGGCCGAGCAGCCCGCGACCACCTACGCCGAGTTCAAGCGCGAGATTCTCAACGAGATCGCCCGCTGCCTGAACATGCCCTTCAACGTCGCGGCCTGCAACTCCTCGGGGTACAACTACGCCAGCGGTCGCCTCGACCACCAGACGTACTTCAAGAGCATCCGCGTTGAGCAGGACCACATGGCGTGCGTCGTGCTCGATCGCCTGCTCACGGCCTGGCTCCGCGAGGCGGTGATCGTCTCCGGCCTGCTGCCGCTCCGCATCCGCACGCTCGTCGCCACCGGCGAGGGACTTGCACATCAGTGGTTCTGGGATGGGAACGAACACGTCGATCCCGCCAAGGAGGCGACGGCGCAGCAGACGCGGTTGTCGTCACACACCACCACGCTCGCCAGCGAGTACGCGAAGCAAGGCCGCGACTGGGAGAGCGAGCTTCGCCAGCGCGCCAAAGAAGTCGCGCTGATGAAGGAGCTCGGACTGGTCGCGGAGCACACGCAGCCGCTCCAGCCGACGCCCGCGGGCGAGAAGGGCGACCATGCCGAATGAGCGACTCCTGAATCTGTGCGCGCCAGTCGATGGTTGGATCGAGGCCGGCCCCCCGTCCGGCGACGCGAGCGTACCTGCCCTGCGCCGATTCTCCATGACGGCGTACACCGGCGGCCCCATGATGCTCGCGGGGTGGCCACATCCGGTGGTGGTCGATCTGGCGGGCCTTCAGGTCGCGGGCGGGACGAAGAGTCGGCCCATTCTCAAGGACCACAACCGCTCCCTCATCGTCGGGCACACCGACGCGGTGCGCATCGAGGCGTCGCAGCTGCTGGTCTCCGGCGTCATCTCCGGCGCGGGGCCGGTGGCGCGCGAGATCATCGACAGCAGCCGCAATGGGTTCCCGTGGCAGGCGTCGCTCGGCGCGGTGGCGCAGCCGGGCGGGATGGAGTTCATTCCCAAGGGCAAGAAGGCGGTCGCCAACGGCCGCGAGTTCGAGGGGCCGGTCCACATCGCCCGCCGCAGCGTGCTGGGCGAAGTGAGCTTCGTGGCCCTCGGTGCAGACGACAACACGACCGCGAGCGTCGCGGCGGCAGCGATCAAGGAGGACGACATGATGTTCGATCAGTGGCTCACCGCCAAGGGCTTCGATGCCGCCACGCTCAGCGACAACCAGAAGGCCAGCCTTCAGGCGATGTTCGACGCGGAACAGAAGGCGACCGCCGTCACGGCAACCGCCGTGGAGACGGACCCGGGTGCCGACGACGTCATCGCGCGAATCCGCGCGGAGACCGCCACCGAGACCAAGCGCATCGCCGATGTGCGGCGCGTCTGCGCTGTCGGGGCCGGCAAACACGGGGAGATCGAAGCGAAGGCCATCGCCGAGGGGTGGGACGTGACCAAGACCGAGCTCGCGGTGCTCCGCGCCGAGCGCCCGGCCCTGACCTCGGGCGGGGTCCGCCGTGACGCGGACCCGGCCCAGGCGGGGCGTGCCATTGAGGCAGCGCTATGCCTGTCGGCGGGCATCCCCGAGAATGCCGTCGCCAAGTGGTACGACCAGCGCACGATGAACGCCGCGGTTTCGGGCAACCTCAGCGGCGCGGGCATCCACAGCGTCCTGGCCTACGCCATAGAGGCGGCGGGGGGCTCGGCTCGTATGCACCGCGTGGACAACGACTTCATTCAGACCGCGTTCGAGGCGAACAGGGTGCTGCGCCAGCAGGAGCGCGAGATTCGCGCCTCAAGCGGGTTCACGACCATCTCTCTGTCGGGCATCCTCTCGAACGTCGCCAACAAGACCATGCTTACGGCGTACACCGCCGTCGAGAGCGTGGTCGCCATGTTCTGCGCCGAGGCGGACGTGAGCGACTTCAAGGAGGTCACCCGCTACCGGCTCACCGGCACCGGCGTCTTCGAGAAGGTCGGCCCGGACGGGGAACTCAAGCACGCCGGGCTGTCCGAGCAGGCGTACACGAACAAGGTCGAAACGTTCGGCAAGATGTTCGCGCTGAACCGTCAGATGATGATCAACGACGACCTGGGTGCGTTCCTCCAGATCCCCCGCATCATCGGCCGCATGTCGGCGCTCAAGCGCGAGGAGGCAGTGTTCGAGCTGCTCCTGGCCAACCCGGCGACCTTCTTCAGCGTCGGCAACAAGAACTTCATCTCTGGCGCGGCCACCAACCTGAGCATCGACTCGCTCACGCAGGCCGAGCAGGCGTTCCTCGACCAGACGGACGCCGACGGCAAGCCCATTCTGCTCGTGCCGTCGGTGCTGCTCGTGCCCTCGGCGCTGAAGGTCACGGCCCAGGTGCTCATGACCGAGACGCGGATCAACGAGACGACCACGACGGACAAGGGCAAGCCCGCCGTGAACCCGCACGCGGGCAAGTGGAAGCCGGTGGCGAGCCCCTACCTGAACGCCCAGGGGCTTGCGGGCGGGAGCGCGAAGGCGTGGTACTTGTTCGCCAATCCGGCGGACGTGGCCGCTATCGAGATCGCGTACCTACGCGGCAAGCGCACCCCGACGATCGAGAGCGGCGACACCGACTTCAACCAGCTCGGGATGCAGTGGCGCGGCTACTTCGACTTCGGGGTCGCCATGCAGGATTCCCGCGCGGCGGTGAAGAGCAAGGGTGAAGTCTGATGGCTGACGAAGTGCCGATCGGTGGCGGGACCGGCGGCGAGGTCGAACCCGGTGGTCCCGCAGGAGGTTCATTCATGCCAGCGAAGTTCATTCAGGATGGCGCAGCACTCGATTACACCCCGGTCGCGGACACGCCCGCGGGCACGATCGTCGTGCAGAGCGAGATGGTCGGGGTCACCCGCGTGGACCTCAAGGCGGGCCAACTCGGCTCGCTGGCGGTCACCGGCGTCTTCGAGTTCCCCAAGGCCCTCGGCGTCGGCAGCGCCATCCCTATCGGGACGCTCACGTACTGGGATGCCGGTGGTCAGGTCGCCACCAAGAACGCGGCTGCCGGGGCCAACAAGCTCATCGGCAAGTGCATCAAGACCACCGTGGACGCGGACACGGTCGTTCGTGTGCGGATGTCGCAGTGATCGGAGGCTCCGGTGGGCGACCTGCTCGATCAAGGCTCGGCGTTCCTGGATGACCAGCGGCACAAGCACATGAGCCGCACCGTGGTCTACAAGCGCGGGGCCGAAGCCAAAGAGGTCCTGGCGACCATCGGCAGGACCGAGTTCGAGCAGGCCGACGACGCCGGGCTGATCCATCGCATGGAGTCGCGGGACTTCCTCGTGCGGACGGCGGACCTGGACCTCGGGGCCGGCCCGATCCTCCCGCGGGCCGGCGACCAGGTGCGAGAGACGGTTGGAACGCAGGTGTTCGTGTACGAGGTCAACGCGCCGGGGGGACAGCCGCCGTTCCGGTACAGCGACCCGTACCGCAGGGTTCTTCGGATTCACACCAAGCACATCGGCACGGAGACGTGATGAGCGAGGGGAACGGACAGAACGGAACGAAGGCTCGCTGGGCAGGGGTGCTCGTCACCATCATCCTCGCCGCCGGCGCGATGACCATCCAGTGGGGCGTGGTCACCACCAAGCTCCAGCAGGTTGAGAAGCGGCTTGACGAGTTCATCGGGGAGGCTCGCTCCATCCGCGCCGACTACCAGGCGATGGAACGGCGTGTTTCCTACCTCGAGGGCAAGGTGGCGGGCCTGAGCGCCGCGGCGGAAGCTGCAAGGGGGGGACGTCCGTGAGCACCATCGCTCTCATCGCCGACGCCGTCGCCGCGCACATCAACGCGGGCACATTCTCCCAACCGGTGCATGCCGTGCGGTTGTACCAGCCCGCCTTCACGCTGGAGGACCTGGCGGAACTGCGGGTATCGGTCGTGCCGCGCACCGTCAGCATCGCCGCGGCGAGCCGCGACAGCAGCACGTTCGAGTGTGCCGTGGATGTGGGCGTGCAGAAGAAGCTGCCCGCAGAAGGCGCCGACGCCGAGATGGATGCCCTGCTCGACCTCGTCGAGGAGATCACCGACCACCTGCGGCTCAAGCGGCTTCCGGATGCGCCAGAGGCGGCGTGGGCCGGGATCGCCCACGAGCCCGTGGTTTCGAGCGAGTCGCTCGAGCAGCACCGTGTGTTCACCAGTGTCCTGAGCGTCACCTACCGGGTGCGGAGGTAACCGTGCGGAACGTTGTCATCGCCACCATCGAACTTGACGGTGCAGACAAGCCGCTGTCGCAGACCCCGCTGGTGGCCACGTTCACGCTGACGGCGTCGCACAAGAACGCGCAGGACGCGACGCTTTCGGATGGAAAGGGCGGCGAGGTGTTGATGGCCCCGGGAGTCCAGTACCAGTTCGAGCAAGTCAATCTGGCGGACCTCCAGGTGCGGAGCAAGGCGGGAGAGTCGGTGTTCGTGGTTGGCCACACGGCCGGGTGAGACGGCTCAAGGAGAACGACAATGGCGATCAAACTCGGCATGGAAGCCAAGCTCCTCTACAAGACCGGCGGTCAGGCCGGCGGCGGAGCGTGGACCGAACTCGGCAACACCCGTGACGTCACGCTGAACCTCGAGGCTGGCGAGGCGGATGTGACCACCCGCGCCAACAGCGGCTGGCGGGCCACCGTCGCCACGCTCAAAGAGGCCAGCGTCGATTTCGAGATGGTGTGGGATACGGCGGACGCCGGGTTCACCGCCATCAAAAACGCGTTCTTCAACAACGCCCCGATCGGTCTTCAGATCCTCGACGAGACGAGCGGGCAGGGCCTGCAGGCGGACTTCTCCATCACGAACTTCTCGCGCAACGAAGCCCTGGAGGAGGCGATCACGGTGTCGGTCACGGCGAAGGTGACGTATTCGGCGACGGCGCCTTCATGGATCGGCGGCTGAGCCTGTCGGATTGCTGTCGGGTGCTGATTGAAGGAGGCACGGATGCGATCGTTCAAGGACAACCAGGAGCGGCAGTGGTCGGTCGAGATCAACGTCACCGCCATCAAGCGCGTGCGCGGCCTCACCGGCGAGGACCTGATGCAGGTCATCGAGGGGACGCTGATCGAGAAGCTGATCCGCGATCCCGTCCTCCTCTGCGACGTGGTCTACGCCATCTGCAAGCCCGAGGCCGACTCGCGGAGCGTCTCCGACGAGGAGTTCGGCAAGGCGATGGCGGGCGACGCCATCGAAGCCGCGACGACGGCAGTGCTGGAGGAACTCGTGGGTTTCTGCCCGAGCCCGAGGGACCGGGCCAACCTCGGGCGGGTGCTCCAGGCCACGCGGAAGGTGATGGACCGGGCGCGGGACCTGGTGGAGAAGAAGCTCGACAGCGGGGAACTGGATCGCCTGGCGGACTGCCTGCTCTCCGAGGGATCGGGGGGGGCGACTGCTGGAAGCTCGTCCACCAGTGCGCCGGCATCCTCGGCATCGACCCCGGCCCCCTGACCCTCCGCGACCTCGTGGCGATGCTCGACGGCAGACAGCGTCACGACTGGTCGATCGCTTCCGCCGTCATGGCGCTCGTCGCCAACATCCACCGCGATCCCAAGCGATCCCGCCGACTCAACCCCAGCGACTTCGACCCCTTCGCCAAGCGCCAGCGACCCATTCGGGTCGGCGTGTCGGTCCTCAAGGACGTGTTCATCGACGGGAAGCTCCCCCCCATGCCGCAGGAGGCTCACGGATGAAGTTCCTCAGTTCGCTTTCCACCCGCCACTACGTCTACATCGTCGGCCTGCTGCTCATGGCGCTCGTGCTCGCGTCGTGCGCGGGCTTCGACCTGGGCGACCTCGTCAAGGTCAAGACGCCCAACACCATCCAGCAGACCACGGGGCTGCCGTCCACGCTCAGCCTGAACGAGGCCGAGGTCGAGTACCAGAACTGGTTCAACCAGACGCAGACGACCGGGGCGCAGTGGAAGGGCAACATCGAGAAGGCCGGCGAGCTCCGCGGCCTGTTCAGCCAGCTCACGCTATCGGCGCTCGACACCGTCGGCCCGACCGTCGCGGGCTTGCCGGTGCTCGGCCCGGCGCTGCCGGCGCTCACCGGCATCGTCGGCCTGTTCATCGGCTCTGGCCGTCTCCGCAAGGAGAAGGAGGCGTCCTTCAACAAGGGCCTCGAGAAGGGCAACGACCTTGCCGGAGGCACCCCATCCGGCGGGAGCGGCGCGTGATCACCATGCGGATCAAGGACATGTTCTTCGACCGCGCGGCGGTGGTCCGCGCGGTCGATGGGGCCAAGCGGAAGGTGCTCAGCAAGGCCGGCGCGTTCATCCGCACGGCGGCCCGCACGAGCATCCGTAAGCGCAAGGGGTCCGCACCCGCGGGCAAGCCGCCCCACTCGCACGAGGGGAGCCTGCGTCGTCTGATCCTCTTTGGGTACGACAAGGCAGCAGACTCCGTGGTCGTCGGCCCCGTGGGGTTCAAGAAGAGCGTCGCCCCCAACGTGCTGGAATACGGCGGCGACACGGTCGTGCTCCGCAGACGGGGCGGCCGGCTCACCTCGCAGAGGGTCAAGATCGCCGCGCGGCCGTACATGGCCCCGGCGCTGGAGCAGGAGCGGCCGAAGCTACCGCTGCTGTGGCAGAACTCCATTCGGAAGGGAGCCTGATCGGTGGCCGACACGCGGGGCATCCGGGCTGGACGGGCGTTCGTCGAACTCGGCGTGAGCGACAAGCTCACCGCCGGGCTTCGCCGCGCCCAGAAACAGCTCGAAGCCTTCGGCGCGGGGCTGCGATCGATCGGCACGCGGCTGGCCGGGATCGGAGCCGCCGCGATCACCGGTCTCCTCGGCACGGCCAAGGTCTTCTCCGACATGGGGGATGTGCTCGACAAGATGAGCATTCGCACCGGCGTCAGCGTCGAGGCGCTGTCAGAGCTTGGCTACGCGGCCGAGCTCTCGGGCGCGGACCTGGAAACGCTCGAATCGGGCGTCCGGATCATGCAGCGCACCCTAGGAGAGGCGGCGCAGGGAACGAGCACCGCGGTCGAGGCCCTCGACCGGCTCGGCCTCAGCGCGGCCCAACTGGCTGGGCTCTCACCGGAGCAGCAGTTCAAGGTTCTGGCCGATCGGATCTCCAAGGTAGCGGACCCCACGCTGCGAGCCGCCATCGCGATGGAGGTCTTCGGCAAGGCCGGGACCAAGCTCCTACCGCTCATGGCCGACGGCGCGGCGGGGATCGAGGCGATGCAGGAAGAGGCGCGGCGCCTCGGTCTGACCGTCAGCACCGAGACTGCCCGCGATGCCGCGCAGCTCAACGACGCCCTCGGCACCCTCTGGAAGGTGCTCAAGCAGGGCGTGTTCACGATCGGCGGGGCGCTCGCGCCGCTCCTCAAGGACATCGCCGAGCGCATCACCCGCATCATCGTGAGCGCCACGGCCTGGATCAAAGCCAACCGAGAGACCGTCGTGTGGGCGCTCAAAATCGCGGCGGCGGTCGCGGTCGCGGGTGTCGCCATCATCGCCCTCGGCTACATCATCTCCGGCATCGGCGCAACCCTCGGCATCGTCGCCGGGGTCATCGGCGGGATCGGCACGGCGTTCAGCCTCATCGGGGCCGCCATCGCGGCGATCTTGTCGCCGGTCGGGTTGGCAATCGCCGCGATCGTGGCGCTCGGCGGCGTGCTCATCGTCACCACTGGCGCCGGCGGCGAGGCCCTTGCCTGGCTCGGCGAGCAGTTCACACGCCTGCGGGATTGGGTGATGAGAGTAGTCGGGGGCATCTCCGACGCCCTCGCGGCGGGTGACATCGCACTGGCCGCCGAGATCCTGTGGCTGTCGCTGAAGGTCGCCTGGCAGCAGGGCGTCGCGGCGCTGAACAAGGTCTGGCTGGAGACCAAGGAGTTCTTCGTCTCGACTGCTTACGGCATGTGGTACGGGGCCTTTGCGGCCGCCGAGATCGTCTTCCACGCCCTCGAAGTCGCGTGGATCGAGACCACGTCCTTCCTCTCCAAGACCTGGACCAACTTCACCACCGGCTTCCAGCAGGTCTGGGAGTCGGCTTCGTCCTGGGTCGCCAAGCGGATGCTGGAGATCCAGGGGCTGTTCGACTCCGGGCTCGACGTGGACGCCGCGAAGAGGGCCGTCGATGATCAACTCGAATCCCGTCTGGCTGAACTGGAGAGCGCGGCCCAACGGCAGGTGGCGCAGCGCGAGGGCCAACGTGCCGGCGAACGTGACCAGGCCGCCGCCCTGCACGAGGCCACCCTCGCAGGAATCGGTCGTGACTTTGAGGAGGCCCAGGCCGCGCTCAAGGCGAACACGGAGGCGGGGCTCGCGGAATCGCAAGCGGCGCTGGACGCCGCAAAGCAGAAACTCGCCGACGCCATCGAGCATGCCCGCCAGAAGCGCGAGGCGGCCGACGCGGAACGTGGGCCCGCGGGGGGGCGCTCGCCGCGCGACCTGATGGCCGAGTTCGAGGACCGGCTCGCCGGACTCGGCGAAGTCATCGGCAAGGGGATCAGCGTGCGGGGCACGTTCAACGCCCGCGCAGCGCAGGGTCTGGAGTCCGACGGCGGGGCCGCGGAACGCACCGCCCGGGCTACGGAGCAGACCGCCAAGCACACCAAGCGTCTCGCGGACGCCGCGCAGAGCGGCGGGCTGACGTTCGCATAAGGAGAGTCGTTCGTGCCGATCACGGTGACGGAGAAGTTCGAGAGCCGCAAGTCCACCAAGGGTGACAACCCCTCGGCGGAACTGGTCTACACCGTGCGCGGCACCAACGACGACCTCGCGGCCCGCAACGCCGCCGAGACCACGAGCCCGGCGACCTATGACGGCCAGCCCCGGCAGTCGGTCTCCGTCGAGCCCGTTGGCGATGAACTCTGGGAGGCGGTCGTCCGCTACGGGAAGGCGCAGGGCGGGTCGCTTCCCGAGCCCGGCGAGAGCGTTTTCTCGTTCGACACCGGTGGCGGCACGCAGCACATCACCCAAAGCAAGGAAACCGTCTCCTCCCACGCCCCGTCCGGCGGTTCGGCACCGGACTTCGGCGGTGCGATCGGCGTCACCGCAGACGGCGTCGAGGGCGTGGACATCACCGTCCCCGTCTACCAGTTCTCCGAGACGCACTACTTCACCAACGACCAGGTGACGCCCGCATACAAGGGCACGCTCTTCTCGCTCACCGGCAAGGTGAACAACGGCGCATTCAAGGGATTCCAGCCGGGCGAGGTCCTGTTCCTCGGCGCCTCCGGATCGCGGCGCGGCACCGATCCCGATGACGACTGGGAGATCACGTTCCGGTTCGCCGCCAGCCCGAACGCCTCGGGCATCTCCGTGGGCAGCATCAGCGGCATCAGCAAGAAGGGGTGGGAGTACCTCTGGGTGCGGTACGCCGACCAGGAGGACATGGGTTCGCACGCGATCGTGAAGCGCCCGGTCGCGGCGTACATCGAGCGCGTGTACGACGAGGGCAACTTCTCAGGGCTGGGGATCTGACCCCCACGAGGAAACGCATGGGCGACGTGTTCCGCAAAGTCCGTTCCGGTCAACCCCTCCGCATCCCCGCGGCGGCCTACAACGCCTTCGTCGATGCGGCGGTCGATCTGCGCCGGCGGGAACGGACCACCAACGCCGGTCCGGCGCTCGATCCCGCGCAGCGCGGCATCGTGCTCGTCCGCAACGACTCCGACGACGAGATCGTGCCGTACCACGCGCTGGCGATCACGGGCGTGCTGGTCCTGCCCGACAGCGAGGACCAGGAACGGACGTTCCACAGCCGCACGCCGCTGACGGCCGAGGTCGCCACCGAGGAATCGCCGTCGCTCTCGTTCGTACTCGCGCTGCAGCCGATCAAGCCGGGCGATCTTGGGCGATGCGTGCTCACGGGCGTGACTCCGGCGCGGGTCTTCATCACCAATGAGACGGACACCACCTGCGAACTCGCGCCCGAAGAGACCGTGCTGGCCAGCACGCCCATGGGCGGGATCCCCATCCTGTGGAAGGAGGAGGGAGTCGGCGAGAAGTGGGCGGTGATCGAAATGGGACAGCCGTCGCCCGGCCGCGTCACGGCGATCCTCGGCGCGGCGCAGCCGATCCCCACCGAGAACAACCGCTGGCGCTACCCGTGGGTCGAGGCCCGGATCGACGGGGACCCCGGCAGCGACACCTACCTGCGGTACGTGCCCGTGCCCGAAGGGCTGTCGTCTCAGCTCCCGGCCGGCGGCGAGGACCCGACGCGGCTGGCGATCAACCGCTTCGAGGCGCACCACATGAACGACTTCGACCCCGGCTCGGGGTTCGGCGGACTTCTGGGGCTCGGGCCGGTGTGCGAGTTGCCGGGCGTACTGCCGAAGTGCCCGCCCGCGCGGTCGCTCAAGCCCAGGCTCGTTCCCATCCCCGAAGGTGTTTGCGTGCAGCTCACCTGCGAGCGCAACAGCAAGGGCAGGCCGGTGTGGGTGTTCGAAGCGATGAGCCTGATCGAGATCGCCGACCCCGCCGACGAGGACCGCAAGTTCAACATCTACATCGAGGGAGGCGCATGACCACGACCTCCCCGACCAAACCAGCGCTCGACGCCCGCCGCGAGCACGAGCGGAAGAAGTACGTCGCGTTGGCCGCGCGGCCCGCCGCGCCGGGCACTGGGTATGGCGCAACCAACCACGGCGCCGCGGCATTCGCGTTGGTGCAGCGGCTGAAGCCGCGCTTCGTGATGGACTTCGGGTGCGGGCGGAACGACTTCATCGGCGCGCTGCGGCGCATCGGCATTGACGGGCTCGGCATCGACTTCGCGTTCCCCGAAGCGGACGTCTCGCGGGCCATGCACAAGACCGGCCTGCTGGACAGCGTGGCCGACGTGGTGACAAGCTTCGATGCCCTGGAGCACCTGCTCCCGGAGGATGTGGACGCGGTGCTCGCCGAGATGCGCCGGGTGGCACGCCCGCGGGCGCACTTCGTGTTCTCAATCTGCACGCGCCCGAGCCGGACCACCGTCGCCGGCGAGGGGCTGCATCCCACCGTGAGACCGGTGCCGTGGTGGCTGGATCGCATCGGCCAGGTCGGCACGGTGACAACGCCGAAGGCCGAGGGTCGGTACATCGTCGGGCGGTTTGCGGCCAAGGAGGGCCGTGGGGGGTGCGGCTGTGCGTGAGAATCAGTCGGACATCGCGGCGCTTCAGGCGGGACTCAAGGCGCGCAGGCCCGCGCGGGACGGCCTGCGCCTCTACACCGCCGACTTCGACTCGGTGTCCCTCGCGGGGTTCTACCGCGGGCGCTCGGCGTTCCTGATCCTTTCAGGACCGTCGCTCACCCAGGTGGATCTGTCGCAGCTCAACAAGCGCGGCATCGTCACGATGGGGGTGAACAACTCTTGGTCCGTGCATCGCCCGACCTTGTGGACCTGCGTGGACGACCCTGGCCGATTCATCGACACTGGCTGGAAGGACCCGGGCATCTTGAAGTTTGTGCCGACGTGCTGCGTGGACAAGCGGCTCCGCATCCAGAACCCCGACGGCACCATGCGCAACAGCGCGTTCCGCGTCCGGCAGATGCCCAGCGTGCTGTTCTTCCGCCGCGCCGATCACTTCGACCATGAGCGGTTCCTGACGGGCGACTCGGTCCCGTGGGGGAACGACGCCAAGCACGCGGACTCGCTCGGGATCACCGGCAAGCGGAGCGTCATGCTCGTGGCGCTGCGGCTTCTGCACCATCTCGGGTTCGGCACGGTGTACCTGCTCGGGTGCGACTTCAAGATGGCCGCTGACCGCAGGTACGCCTTCGAAGAGCACCGCGCCCCGAACGCCATCCGGCACAACAACGTCCTGTACGACTCGCTGGCCCGCCGATTCGAGGCCCTGCGGCCGCACTTCGATCGGCACCGCTTCCGCGTGATCAACTGCTCACCGGGCAGCGAACTCCAGACGTTCGACCGCATGGAGTTCGACGCGGCGGTCAAGGCCGCCTCCGCTGAGTGCGGCAAGCCCATCAGCACGCAGGGCTGGTACGAGCCGAATCCGCCCCCCCAAAAGCCCGCGCCGACCCCGCAGGAGGCCGCCCGATGAGTGACGGCCCGACCCGATACTACTTATACATCCCCGTCTGGGCGACGGGCCGCCCGCCCACGGGTGGCGGGTCGAGCAACTACTCCACGCCCTCGGGTTCGACGCCCGAGAGCACCTACTCGACGCCGACCAGCACGCCGAGCATGCCGCCGAGCTACTCGACGACTGGCGATGTCATCTATACGACCGGCCCCAGCGGAACGCCCACGCTCACGTTCTACACCACCGGCGCCTTCACGAGCAACACGTCGGGGACGACGCACACGCCGTCGAGCAGCGGGTCGAGCGATTCCATGTCTTCGGGGTCATCGGGTTCGAGCAGCGGCTCTCCATCCTCCGGGAGTTCTTCTTCGGGATCGATGTCGTCGAGCGGCTCGTCCTCCTCGGGGTCGTCATCGAGCGGGTCTTCCAGCAGCGGCTCAGGGTCTGGCTCTTCGAGCGGCTCCGGGTCATCGAGCGGATCGGGTTCGTCCGGATCGGGAAGCAGCGGAATGTCGAGCGGCGCGTCGTCAGGCGCGAGCAGCGGCATGAGTTCTGGAGCCTCGTCCGGCGATTCCTCCGGAGGATCATCCGGCGGCGGGTCCTCAGGTGGAGGCTCGTCCGGCGGCGGCGGTTCGAGCGGGGGTGGCTCCGGCCCCGGTGGGTCCGGCCCAGGCGGCTCGGGGCCGGGCGGGAGCGGGCCGGGTTCCGGCCCCGGCAGCAACTGCCTCCTCTTCGGCACCCTCGTGCGCCTCGAGGACGGCCGCCTCACGCCCATCGAGAACCTCAAGCCCGGCGACCGCGTGGCATCCATCCGGGTCCCCGGCCTCGAAGTCGATGTGCCCTACCGCGCCCAGTACAACTGGCTCTCGCACCACGGCCTGCACGGCGCGACGCCCGTCGCCGCTCGGGTGGCGAGCATCCGCCTCGGCGAGCACCACGGCTTCACGGTCATCAACCGCCGACTGAAGGCAACGCCCGAGCACCCGTTCATGATCCGCCGCGGCGACGAGTGGGGCTTCGTATCCGCCGAGTTCGTCCAGTCTGGCGACTTCCTGATCGATGAGTACCTCAACGAGGAAGAGGTCGAATCGGTCGTCCGCATCGACGCGCCGACCCGCACTGTGGCCATCCACATCCCCGGCACCAACACGCTTCTGGCCGAGGGTGTCTGGGTCCACAACGACATGCCCGCGACCGCCCAGAGTTCCGGCTCGGGCAGCGCGTCTTCCGGATCAGGTTCTGGCTCCGGGAGTGGGTCAGGCTCCGGCTCGGCATCGGGGTCCATGTCCGGTTCGAGCAGCGGCTCCTCCAGCAGCGGGTCGTCGTCCGGGAGCAAGTCCAGCGGATCGTCGTCGTTCTCGACCTCCGGATCGGTGTCCGGATCGTCCTCCTCGTCCGGAAGCGGCTCGGGCAGCATGAGCGGGTCGAGTTCCAGCGGCGGGGGAACCGGCACCTTCTCGATCTGATTACCATCCGTAGACCAAACAAAAATCTTGTCATGCTTCGCCGGCAAACTGGCCGGCGAGATGCTATGCTCTCATCGTGCCTGACCCTGTTGCCATCTCCGATTCATGGCTCCTCGCGGCCGACCCATCCCGAGTGGAGCAGTTCGGATTCCGCCGAGGTGACAAGGGCACTCACACCAGCCGCACGATGATGCTCGATGAACTGACCTCGTTGTTCGAGCAGGTTCCGCCAGGCGCGCCCCGGGCTCGGTATGCGGAAGCCATCGTTGACGAGAATGTCCTGCGAAAGCCGACCGGCTCAACGCGGAAGCTGACGAACCAGCGGCTTGGTGAGTTGTACGGCCTCGATCCATCAGTGCCTTTGTTCCGCGTGCTACGGCTCTTCTGGAAGGCCGACGAGCCGGGGAGGCAACTGCTCGCGCTCCTTGCGGCACTGGCCCGTGATCCCTTGCTTCGCGCATCGGCCGATCCGATTCTCCGGATGCACCCCGGCGAGGAGTTGTCGCGGCAGGCCTTGACCAACGCCGTGCGCGCCGCCGTCGATGACCGCCTGAATGCCGGGACGCTCGACAAAGTTGTTCGGAACACCGCATCGACGTGGACCCAGTCGGGGCACTTGGCTGGGCGCTCCAGGAAGACGCGCCAACGCGTGCAGCCCACGCCGCTCGCGGCGGCCTTCGCACTCCTGCTGGGCTACATGCTCGGCCTCAGGGGCGAGCGGTTGTTTGAATCCACGTGGTGCCGTGTATTCGACGCCACCTTCGACGAGCTCGTGTTCGCGGCGATGGACGCGAAGCGCACCGGGTACATCGAGCTGAAACATGCCGGTTCGGTCATCGACGTCGGCTTCTCGGCAGTCCTGACCAACGAGGAGAGGCAGCTGTCCTATGGGTCGCATTGAAGATCTTGCCGATCGCTACCAGCGGCATATCGCCGCGCCGTGGCAGCGCAACCTGGCCGGCGGTCAGAAGGCGGTCTTCCTCGTCTACGACAAGACCGATGAACGCAAACTCCTCGCGCGCAAGCGGCTCTTCGAGATCGCCACACGAGAGGCCGGGCACAAGTGGACCAGCTTCGACCTCACGAACGCGTTCCCGGCCTGGATGGCCGCCGACGACTATCGCGAGGCGTATTTCGAATCCCCGGACGATCTCCGGATGAAGTTCGATACGGAGTTTGTACCGTACGCCGCTAGTCAACTCAGGGCGGCGCTCACCGCCCCCGAGGTGGATGACGAGACGGTCGTCGGGGTGTTCGGGGCCGCTTGTCTCTACGGGTTCACCCGCGTGTCATCCGTGCTCAAAGAGGTCGAGCGGGACATCCGCGGACGCATCGCGCTGTTCTTCCCCGGCGACGTGGACAACAACAACTATCGGCTGCTGGACGCGCGAGATGGCTGGAACTACCTCGCCATCCCGATCACGCTGCATCACGGAGAGCTTGAATCATGAAGAACCGCGAACTCTTTCAGCGTGATCCTGTTACCACGCCCCTCGCCAACAACGGTCAGGCCCGCATTACGGACAGTCTCAACGATCAGGAGACGGAGGAGTTGCGTGCTGAACTCTCCACGTTCGTCTGCGAGGGGCAGTACCAGGATGGCATCCTCCGCATCGTCGAGTCATACCTCGGCAACCTGACGAGCACGAATCAGCCGGCGGCGTGGGTGAGCGGCTTCTACGGCAGTGGCAAGTCGCATCTCCTCAAGATGCTCTGCCATCTCTGGGTGAACACCGAGTTCCCACGCGACGGCGCGATGGCCAGGAGCCTGGTGCCTCGGCTGCCTGACGATGTGCAGGCGGTGCTCAAAGAACTGGATACTCGCGGTCGCCAAGCCGGTGGTATCCACGCGGTGTCTGGGACCTTGCCTTCGGGCAGCGCCCAGAGCGTTCGCCTGGCGATCCTCGGGATCATCCTGCGGTCCAAGGGGTTGCCGGAGAGCTATGCGCAGGCCCGCTTCTGCTTGTGGCTGAAGTCGGCCGGGCACTACGAGTCGGTGCGTCGCGCCGTTGAATCCGCCGGCAAGGACTTTGTCCGCGAGCTGAACAACCTCTACGTCAGCCCGGTCATCGCCGAGGCGCTCCTCAAGGTCGATCCGGACTTCGCGCCCGACCCGAAACAGGTCCGCATGCTGCTCAAGGAGACGTACCCGCAGCGGGATGACATCAGCACGAGCGAGTTCATCGCAACCATGCGCGAGGTCCTGAGTGTGCGGGGCCAGATCCCCTGCACGATTATCGTCCTCGACGAGGTGCAGCTCTACATCAGCGACAGTTCCGATCGCGCCACCCAAGTCGTTGAAGTGGCCGAAGCGATCTGCAAACAGATGGACAGCCGTGTTCTCCTCGTGGGCGCAGGCCAGAACGCTCTCTCGGCGAGCACCGCTCAGCTGGGCAAGCTGATGGCCCGCTTCACGATCCCCGTCGAGTTGCGGGACGAGGATGTCGAGACCGTCGTGCGCAAGACGCTGCTCGCCAAGCGGCCAGACGGGGTCGGGCGCGTGAAGGCGGAGCTCGCCAAGTGCGCCGGCGAGATCGAGCGCCAACTCTCGAACACAAAGATTGGCCCCCGATCTGAGGATCAAAAGGTCCTTGTCGATGACTATCCGCTGCTCCCTGTGCGTCGGCGCTTCTGGGAGCACGCGCTCCGCGCTGCCGACCGCGCCGGCACCAGCGGCCAGCTGCGCACGCAGCTCAGGATCGTGCACGAGGCCATCAAGAGCCTGGCGGACGCCCCTGTTGGAACCGTCGTGCCTGCCGACTTCATGTTCGAGCAGCAGCAGGCATCGTTCGTCACGCAAAATGTGCTTCTCCGCGAGCTTGACGAGAAGATCCGGCAGTTGGGCAAGGAAGGTCCGGACGGCCGGCTGGCGCAGCGAATCTGCGGTCTGGTCTTTCTGATTCGGCAGTTGCCCCGCGAAGCCGCGTCCGACGCCGGCGTTCGCGCCACCAGTGACGTGCTGTGCGATCTGCTCGTGAGCGATCTCGCCAACGAGGGGCCGACTATCCGCAAGGAGGTCCCCCGCGTCCTGGCCGACCTGCTCGACAAGGGCGTCATCATCCAGATCGACGAGGAATACAGCCTCCAAACCCGCGAGAGCAGCGAGTGGGACAAGGAGTTCCGCAACCGCGTCACGCGCTTGACGAACAACGAAAACGAGGTCACCCCGAAGCGCGACGCCATCCTCCGAGGTGCCGCGACCGAGGCGATCGCCGGCATTCGTCTCCAGCACGGCAAGTGCAAGGAGTCTCGCCGCGTCGAGATCCACTTCGGCGACGAGCCGCCCGAGGTCAAGGGACACGAGATTCCCGTGTGGGTCCGGAGCGAGTGGGACACCAGCCAGAAGGAAGTCCTTACCGCCGCGCGTGAGGCCGGCAGCGACAGCCCGATCATCTTCGTCTGGATTCCGAAGGACAACTCCGGCGATCTCCGCAAGCGCCTGATCGAGTTTGAGGCGGCCGAGGGCACGCTCCAGTTCAAGGGCGTTCCCAGCACGGATGAGGGCCGCGAGGCCCGTCGTGGCATGGAGACCAGGAAGAAAGTCGCTGAATCCTCCCGCGATGAACTGGTAACCCAGATCGTCGGGGCGGCCAAGGTCTTCCAGGGCGGCGGGACCGAGATGCACGCGCTCGGCTTCCCCGAAAAGGTCAAGGACGCCGCCGCCGCTTCGCTCGATCGGCTCTTCCCCCGCTTCCGCGAGGGCGACGCCGACCTGCGGAAGTGGGAGGCCGCCATCGGCCGTGCCCGCAACCGGGACGATGCGCCGCTGCAGGTGGTCGATTGGACGGGCCCGACCGAACAGCACCCGGTCTGCAAGGCGATCCTCGCCGAGATCGGAGCCGGCAAGAAGGGCCGGGACATCCGCGGCACGTTCGAGAGCAGTCCGTACGGCTGGCCCCGTGACGCCGTGGACGCTGCGCTGATCTCGCTCCACACCACCGGGCACATCCGCGCGACCCACAACGGAACACCCCTGGCCGCCGGCCAGCTCGACCAGAACAAGATCCCCGTCGCCGAGTTCCGCGTGGAGTCGGTCAACCTGACCGCGCGCGACAGAATCGCCCTCCGCGGCCTGTTCTCGAAGGTCGATGTTGCCTGCAAGTCCGGCGAGGAGGACGTGAAAGCCGGCGAGTTCATCGCGGTCATGGAAGACCTTGCCCACCACGCCGGAGGCGATGCACCCCTGCCCCAGCGCCCGGCACTCGCCGAGATCATGGAGATCAAGGCCCTCGGTGGCAACGAGCGGCTCTCCAAGCTACTCGAGCACCACGACGCGCTGCAGAGCCACGCCGACACTTGGGGACGCTTGGCGAAGCTGAACCGTGAACGCATGCCCCGCTGGCAGACCCTCCAGACCCTCCTGTCGCACGCGACCAAGTTGCCGGTGCATGACGAGGTGAAGCCGCAGGTCGAGGCGATCGTCACCGACCGGTCGCTGCTCGATTCGGCCGACCACGTGTCGCCGCTCTGCAAGAAGCTCGAGCACGCCCTCCGCGATGCCGTCAAAAAGGCCCACGGCGAATGCCAGGAGGCCTTCGACCGCGAGTCGGATGCTCTCGGCGAGTCCGAGGTCTGGAAGAAGCTCGCCAAGGACCAGCAAAACCGCATCGCCCGCGGCAACAACATCGTCCCCGTGGCCGACATCGACTTCAGCAGCGAGGATGCGCTGGTGGCGACGTTGAGCACCCGCTCGCTCGACAGTTGGGGCGAACTCGCCGCCGCGCTGCCGACCCGCTTCGCCAAGGCGAAGGCGGAGGCGGCGAAGGAACTCGAACCCAAGACCCAGACCGTTCAACTCACCAGCGACACGCTCCGCTCGGAGGCGGATATCAAAGCGTGGCTCGCCAAGACGGAGTCCACCCTTCTGGCCAAGCTCAAGCACGGCCCCGTGGTGATCGGCTGATCCCGATCTTCTGCATCCGACCCATCCATCGACCCGCCTCCATCAAACCACCCCGACCACCCCCGCAACGAGCCAACCGATGCCCCCACTGGAATCGACACTTCGACGCCGGCTTGAGAACACGGTGGTCGCGGCGCGCGGCGAGGCCGAGGCCGGGGCCCGCGCAGCGCTCGAGTCCCTCGCCGTCCATCACCACGAGCCGTACGGCCACATGAAGCCCGAGGCCCGCGCCCTCCGCAACCACCTGCGCGCCCGTGCCCGCCAGCTCGGCGATGTCCAGAACGCCAGGGGCGAACTGGCCATTGGTCACCTGGTCCACGAGTGCGCGTACGAGCATTGGCACCGGATGCTCTTTGCTCGGTTCCTGGCCGAGAACCATCTGCTCATCGACCCGGTTTCCAAGGTCGCCGTCTCGCTCGCGGAATGCGAGGAACTCGCCAAGGAAGAGGGTGTCCATACCTGGGAACTCGCTGCCCGCTTCGCTCAGGCGATGCTCCCACAGATCTTCCGGGTCGATGACCCTCTGCTCAAGGTCGCCTTGCCGACCGAGCGCCGCGTGGCGCTGGAGACGCTGCTGGCCGAGTTGCCCCCCGCCGTGTTCACCGCCGATGACTCCCTCGGCTGGGTCTACCAGTTCTGGCAGCGCGATGCCAAGAACGCGGCGAACGAGGGCGTGAAGTCCGGCGCAAAGATCGACGCCGACACGCTCCCAGCGGTGACACAGCTCTTCACCGAGCACTACATGGTGCTCTTCCTGCTGCACAACACGGTTGGTGCATGGTGGGCCGGCAAGCAGATGGCCGCGTGGCCGGTGGACAAGGCCAAGAGCTTTGCCACCGAAGCCGAGTGCCGCGCCGCCGTGGCGTTACCGGGATACAGCTTCGAGTACCTGCGGTTCGTGAAAGAGGACTCGACGGGTAGCTGGCGTCCTGCCGCCGGCACCTATCCGGGCTGGCCCAAGGCCGCCAAGGACCTGAAAGTCCTCGACCCCTGCTGCGGCAGCGGCCACTTCCTCGTCGCCACGCTCGAGCTGCTCGTCCGCCTTCGCATGGTTGAGGACAACCTCGACGCCAGGACCGCTGCGCTGGCCGTCATCGCCGACAACCTCTTCGGCCTCGAACTCGATGCCCGCTGCACTCAGATCGCGGCGTTCAACGTTGCTCTCGCGGCTTGGAAACTTGCTGGCGACCGCTGCGAGGCGCCCGAGTTGCATGTTGCCTGCTCGGGCCTGGGACCGTCGGCATCGCTAGAGCAGTGGCTGCGTCTGGCGGATAAGAACTCCAAGGCGTGGGCTGGCATTCCTAGCCACGCACGCCAGGCCGTCATCAACGGTCTAACCAGCCTACACCGCCTCTTCAGCCAGGCTCCTGAACTGGGCTCCCTCATCGACCCGGCGCAGCTCGGGGCCGGGGGAGAGCTCTTCTCGGCGGACTGGGAGACGCTCAGACCCTTCTTGGCCGCAGCGCTGGCGACAGAGAAAGAGGAGGATGCCCACGAGCGAGCCGTTGCGGCGCAGGGCATGGCTAAGGCGGCGGAGATTCTCACCGACACATACACCCTGGTCGTCACGAACCTTCCGTATCTCACTCGCCAGAAGCAGAGCGAGATCTTGCGGGATCACTGCGCAGCAAATCACGAGAGTGCAAAGGGCGATCTGGCGGCTTCGCTCGTTGATCGCTGGTTGTGTGGAGATTCCCCGGGGGCGACAATCGCCGTGGTGTGCCCGCAGAATCAGTTCTTTCTCCCCGGCTACAAGGCCATGCGCAAAGACTTGCTGTCGAGTACCGAATGGAATCTCGCCATTCGACTCGGCCCACGGGGCTTTCAAACTCCGATGTACGACTTCAATGTGGCCTTCCTCGTGGCATCTTCATCGCGTCCGCAGTCGAAGCATCGGTTCAGAGGCATTGACGTTGCCGATAAGCTGACACCCGGGACTAAGGACTCGGCTCTGCAACAGGAATCCTTGGTAGCCATTGATCAAACGCTTCAGTTGAATAACCCCGACTGTAGGGTGCTCTTCAGCGAGGCTGCTAGCCACCCTCTCCTGAGCGAAACTGCGAAGAGTCGAACCGGGACGCGTTCCGGTGATAATGCCCGTTTCTTGAGAGGGCTCTGGGAAGTGGCGAAGCTCTCACCTAATTGGATACCTTGCCAGTCGACGGTTACGGAAACCTGTGCCATCGGTGGGAAGGACAATATTCTCCTGTGGGAACAGGGTTCCGGTTCGCTCTCTCAAATGGACGATGTCGGAATTGCGAGCATTCAGGGCGCGGAGGCATGGGGGCGCAACGGCGTTGCCGTCAGCTTGATGGGTTCCCTTCCAGTCTGCCTCTACCACGGTGACAAATTCGACATGAACACCGGGGTCATCTGGCCGCATTCCGCTAGTCATCTTGCGGCCTTGTGGTGCTTCTGCTCTTCCCCCGCGTTCCACGATGCTGTCCGCGTGCTTGACCAGCAGCTTAAGCTGACTACTGCGACTCTTGTGAAGGTTCCCTTCGACCTCGCCCACTGGCAGAAGGTCGCGGCGGAGAAGTATCCGAACGGCCTCCCCGAGCCGCAGTCCGACGACCCCACGCAGTGGCTCTTCCACGGCCACCCCGCCGGCCGCGTGCCGCTGACCACCGAGCCCAACTCCCACACAGGCACTGTGCTGCAAGTCGCCGTCGCCCGCCTTGCCGGCTACAAGTGGCCCGCCGAACTCGATGCCGAGATGCCTCTCGCTTCCGAGGCGCGTGCGTGGGTCGAGAAGTGCAAGGACCTCGAAAGCCACGCCGATGACGACGGCGTGATCCCGCTTGTGCCCATGCGCGGCGAGCCTGCCGCTGAGGGGCGCGTCCGTGACTTGCTCCGTGCGGCGTTCGGTTCGGACTGGTCCGGTGCGAAGGAGGCAAGTCTCCTTGCCGCCGCGGCGGCTGCGAACGGCGAGAAGTCGCCGGCCCCGAACCTCGACGACTGGCTGAAGAACCGGTTCTTCGCCGAGCACTGCGCCCTGTTTCACCATCGCCCGTTCGTCTGGCACATATGGGATGGCCGCAAGAAGGACGGCTTCGGCGTGCTGGTGCACTACCACCGCCTCGCCGCACCGAACGGGGCCGGGCGTCGCCTGCTGGAGAAGATCGCGCACGGTTACCTGGGTGACTGGATCGCCCGCCAGCGCGACGAGGTGAAGGCGGAGAAGACCGGCGCCGAGGGACGTCTCGCGGACGCGCTGGAACTCCAGAAGAAGCTCGAAGCGATTCTGGCCGGCGAGCCGCCGTACGACATCTTCGTCCGCTGGAAGCCGTTGCACGAGCAGCCCATTGGCTGGGAGCCGGACATCAACGACGGCGTGCGCATGAACATCCGCCCGTTCGTTGAGGCCGGCGTGCTGCGCGAGAAGGTGAACATCAAGTGGAAAACAGATCGCGGCCAGGAGCCGCAGAAGCTCCGCCCCAAGGCCGACTTCCCGTGGTTTTGGAATGGGAAGGAGTTCAAGGGCGACCGTGTCAACGACGTTCACCTGACGAACGAGGAGAAACAGCAGGCGCGCTATGCGAAAGGGGTGAAGTGATGCCCTTTCCGCCCGACCTGGACTTCGACCGTGTGCTCGCGGAGACGCTCAACGCGGTTCAGATAGCCATCTCGGGGTGGCAGAAGGGCGGCTTGCACTCCGAGGAGCCGCTGATGAGCCGGCTCTCCGAGCAGTTCTCCCGTTCCCGCCGCGGGTGCGACGTCGGAAGCACTACACCGATGCGCATGACCAGCCAAGTTGCGCTCCTGCACCGGAAGGGGGATAACAACCGCGACAAGTACGGCGCAGACCTCGCCATCACCGTGTTCATCGAGCCTGCTGAGTTCCTCAAGACCGCCCTCTTTCAGCTCAAGGTCAGCGAAGACTTCACCGCGCAGTTTGAGCGCTCCCAGTTGAATGACGCGCTGGCCGATGCGAGGACCGGAGACCGGACCTTTGTGCTGGTTGCGGATCGCACGAGACTGCGAACGCGCGTGAACGATGCGACGAGCGTGCGGGCGATGTTCAACGGCGATTCCGCTACCGCTACCCGCAACTGTGCGGACTGGGACTCGCTCGGGCAATGGATCAGCAAGTGGCTCGCGTGTGACGTTGGTCTGCCGAGCGATTCCAAAGACCCGAATGGTGTCGAGCCTCTGCTGGGGCAGTACGTCATCGAGCACGTCGATGAGCCGGAGACGTGGTACGAGCCCTGGCCAACTGCTCCACAACCATCGTCGCAATCCGTCCGCCCTGACGTTAAGCCCGCGAAGATGTGGCTAATGCTGTTCTTCTCGGCCGCAGGGGCTGGAAAAGAGGGCAGCCGATGAACACTCGTGTTAGCACCGACCCTCGCAAGCCATCGATGAAGCCGGTCTACATCGGGGCCATCATCGTGGGTGTGGCATGGTTGATCATCTTGATCGTCACGCTCGTGGTGTTCTTCGGGACGTGTGACGCCACCGCAGCGCGTTGGGGACAGTTCGGAGATGCGTTCGGTACGGCAAATGCTCTTTTCACGGGGCTTGCACTGGTGGGGGCCATCGCCGCGATCATTCTCCAAGGACGCCAGCTCGGCTTGCAAGCCGCTGAGATTGAATCACAGCGCAGGGACCTCGCCGAGGCAACTGCGGCGCAGCGCGAAACAGCTACGCTTCAGAGGCGAAGCGCTGCACTTCAAGGGCTACAGACTCGGGTAACAGTCGCGGCGGAGATGCTGCGTGCATGGGAAGTGAAGAAGCAGCTCTTGGAAGCTGCGCAGCCAGGACGAACGACCGGCGCGGCCACCCAGGAGCAACACAAGGAGCACAATGCGAAGGTCGAGCGCCTAAGCGCCGACCGCGATGCCTTGCTTCAGGAACTGACGGCCTGCCTTGACGAGCTTCGCGGGGTGAATCGCCCCGAAGGAGGGGCCCGTGGCTGATTCGGCCTCCTCCTCCGGAACGCTGCTCGAGGCGATCACCGCTTCGCTGCACCAGGCCGCACGGCATAACCCGGGCGATGTGGCCAAGCCCGCGGCGATCCTGTGGTCGGATCCTGATGGTCAGTGGAAGCCGCTCATCCCGGCACTTCAGGCGAAAATGCCGCACCTCCTGGTGCTCGGGGACTATGCGCCCGCCGAGCGTCGCGGCCCGGCCATCTGGCTCAAGTGCGTCATCGCCGGCGTGCTTCCCGAGATCACCCTTCCCGCTGGCGAGGTCCCGATCATCTACATGCCGGGTGTCGGTCGTCAACTGCTCCGGGCCGCCGAGGAATGCCCGCTGACGCTCCAGCCGCTCGCCGAGTTGCAGTTCCGCGGCACGGTGTGGACCCAGAAGAACGGGAAGGACTGGACGGTTGAGGCGTTCCTTGTCTCCGAGGACGGGGTTGGGCTCGATGTGGCGAAGGACGCCGCAACGCGGTCCGCCATGCTCGGCGCCCTCACCGCGCTGGCCGATGCCCCGCTCTCCGTGCTGCGCGGAAAGCGCCTTGAGGCGGAGGATTTCGACCGCCTGGTGATCGACGATCAGCCGCGCGACCTGCTCACGTGGCTCGGCGATCCCGAGGGGACGAGGAAACGGTGGGAGGCCGCGAAATGGTCGGCGTTCGGTTCGCGCTGCCGCGCCGAGTATGGCTTCGACCCCGTGAAGGACGGTGAACTCGTCGGCGGTGAGCGGCTCGGCATGCGCGAGGGTACGTGGGCGGCGGTCTGGGCGAGGTTCGTTGACGCGCCGACCGTGTTCCCCGGCATCCCGGAGCTGCTGACCCGCTCGAAGCCGGCGGGGCTGATGTTCGTGAAGGATGCCTGGCCGGATGAGAACGATGAGGCCGAGGCGAGGCTGCGGAACGCGCTGCTGGCGTTCGATGAACTGGCCCACGGCGATGCGCGGCGTCGGACCGAGGAGTTGGAGAAGGAGCACGGCACGCGGCGCACGTGGGTCTGGGCTCGGCTCGGTCGCAGCCCTTTGGCGATGAGCCTGTCCTACCTGGCCACTGTGGCGCAGCGCACCGCCAACAAGACGGGCGGCGACACGCCAGACGAGATGGCCCGTACCTACGCCGAGGGGGGGTATCTCGTTGACGAAGCCGCGATGTGCGCGCTCGCGATGGTGCGGACCGTGATCGACGTGCGGGCCGTTCAAACGGCCGTTCGGTCGCTCTACCTGCCTTGGTTGGAGGCAGCCGCCGAGCAGTTCCAGCGGGTGGTCGCCAAGTCGCCACTCCCGTCGCGCGGCGGGCAGGACGATGTATCGGTGCAGGAGGGAGCGTGCATCCTCTTCGCGGATGGGCTGCGTTTCGACCTCGGACAGCGACTGGCTTCAAAGGCGGAAGGGCGCGGTCTCCGTGTAACCCGTCGCCACCGCTGGGCGGCCCTTCCGACGGTGACCGCGACTGCGAAGCCAGCGTCATCCCCCGTGGCGGAGGACGTGGCCGGCGGCGAACTTGGCGAGACATTCACCCCGGAAGTGGCCACCAGCCGGCAGTCGCTGACGACGGATCGGTTCAGGAAGCTTTTGATGGAAGCGGGTTACGAGGTTGTGCAGGGGCATGACACCGGCACACCGGGCCGTCCCAAGGCGCTGGCCTGGGCTGAAGCCGGGCAAATCGACAAGTTGGGACACGACTTGCAGGGGAAACTCGTGTCGCACCTGGAGGGTGAGGTCGAAGCCCTGCTTGATCGTGTGCTTGCCATGCTGGACGCCGGGTGGCGATCCGTTCGAGTGGTCACGGATCACGGTTGGCTCCTCCTTCCGGGCAACTCAGGGCTGCCAAAGGCGGACCTCCCGCACTATCTGACGGCCTGCAGGTGGGCGCGGTGCGCGGCGATCAAGGGCGGCTCGAGCGTGACGGTTCCGACGGCCTCGTGGCACTGGAATCCAACGCGGACGTTCGCCGTCGCGCCTGGCGTCCACTGTTTCTCGACGGGCAACGAGTACGCGCACGGAGGCCTGAGCCTTCAGGAGTGCCTCATTCCGGACCTGACGATCGAGCCCGCAAACGCCGTCTCGACTTCCGCTGCCAGCATCGTCGACGCGCAGTGGCTTGGGCTTCGCTGCCGCGTGACGGTTCAGCCGGCGGATACCGCGCTCTCGGTTGACATCCGCACGAAGCCGAACGACGCCGGATCAAGCATCGCATCGACGCCCAAGCCGCTTGCCTCGGACGGGAAGGCGGGGTTGATCGTGGCGGACGACGGGCTCGTCGGCACTGCGGCGGTGCTGGTTGTGCTTGATGCAGCGGGCCGCGTCATTGGCAAACGACCAACCACCGTCGGCGGTGAGGAGTGATTGGCATGGAACTGGACGCTCTCGACAAACTCGCAGCCTCGGCCTTCGACGGCTACCTCGTCCGCAAGGATCTCGTCCGCAAGTACTCCCGCCAGTACCCGGTGCCGACCTACGTGGTGGAGTTCCTGCTTGGTCGCTATTGCGCCACGGTCGACGAGAACGAGATCGCCGAAGGGCTGGCCATCGTCGAGAAACAGTTGAAGGACCGCGCGGTTCGGACGGGCGAGGAGGAGTTGTTCAAGGCCAACGCGCGCGAGAAGGGATCGGTCAAGCTGATCGACATCGTCCGGGCCCGCCTCGACGCGAAGAACGACTGCTACCTGGCGGAGTTGCCGAGCCTGGCCCTGAAGGAGGTTCGCATTGATGACAAGCTCGTGCGTGAGCACGAGCGCATGTTGACGGACGGGTTCTACGCCGAAGTCACGCTCGGCTACGACGCGCTCGTTGCCCAGGAGAAGAACGGCCGGCCGTTCTCGATCGACGCCCTGCGCCCGATCCAGTTGTCAAAGTCGGATGTTCTGGACACCCTGGCCAAGGGCCGGCGTGCATTCACCACCGAAGAGTGGAAGAAGTTCCTCATCCGGTCGATCGGCCTGGAGCCGGAACGGCTCACGCCCCGGGCGCAGATGGTCACCCTGCTCCGGATGGTGCCGTTCGTCGAGCGAAACTACAACCTCGTGGAACTCGGGCCGCGGGGGACGGGGAAGAGCCACCTCTTCCAGCAGATCTCGCCCTATTCGCACCTGATCTCCGGCGGAAAGGCGACCGTCGCCAAGATGTTCGTCAACAACGCGACCGGACAGCGCGGCCTGGTTTGCCACTACGACGTGGTGTGCTTCGACGAGGTGTCCGGCATCTCCTTCGATCAGAAGGACGGCGTCAACATCATGAAGGGGTATATGGCGTCGGGCGAGTTCAGCCGCGGGAAGGAGAGCATCCGCGCTGACGGCGGGATCGTCATGGTCGGCAACTTCGACGTCGATGTGGAGCAGCAGCAGCGCGTCGGTCACCTGCTGAGCCCGATGCCGCCCGAGATGCGGAACGACACGGCCTTTATGGATCGCCTGCACGCCTTCGCGCCAGGATGGGACTTCCCGAAACTGAATCCGCACGAGCATCTCACGAACCACTTTGGCCTTGTCAGCGACTTCCTGAGCGAGTGCTGGTCGCGGCTTCGCGCCGGCACTCGCGTTTCGGTGATGCAACGGCGAGTCTATCTCGGCGGTGCGCTCAGCGGACGCGATATCGAGGCAGCGAGCAAGACGATCAGCGGCATGGTCAAGTTGCTGTTTCCCGATCCGGAGATGTCCGTCGCCGACTCCGACCTGGAGTGGATCGTGCGGGTTGCCCTCGAATCCCGCCGGCGGGTGAAGGAGCAGCAAAAGAAGTGCCTGAAGGCCGAGTTCCGCAACACGCACTTCAGTTACACGCTCGGGCCGGACGGGGTTGAGCAGTTCGTGTCAACGCCGGAGATCCAGAGCGACGAATCGATTGGCTCAGACCCGCTGCCACCGGGGCAGGTGTGGGGGATCAGCCCGGGCGGGCCGGAAAGCGCGCCGGGCCTGTACCGGATCGAGGTCACGGTTGGCCCCGGCAATGGCGTCCGCATTCTCAACAGCCCGGTGCCGCCGGCATTCCGCGAGAGCACACGGTACGCCGAGCAGAACCTCTATACCCGTGGGAAGGACCTCGTCGGCAACCGCGATCCCCGCGAGCACGAGTTCGCCCTACAGCTTCGAGCGATGGATTCGGAACGGAGCGGGGCGGCATTGGGACTTCCTGTTCTCATCGCGTTGTGCAGCGCCCTCCTGGAGAAGAGCACTCGCGGCGGGCTCATCGTGGTTGGAGCGCTCAACCTGGGTGGCTCGGTCGAGCCGGTCTACAACGCGACCGCCCTCGCGGAGCTGGCGGTAGAGAAAGGGGCTTCTACGCTGCTCATGCCGGTCTCGGCACGCCGGCAGCTGTTCGATCTGTCCGACGCGATGGCCACCAAGGTTGACATCCAGTTCTACTCCGATTCCCCCGATGCGCTCCTTAAGGCGCTGACGGAGTGAGTGGCATCAAGTGTGACCATAGCGAAGCGCAAATAGGCTCGAGAGTGTCAGTCAGCATTACTCACGGAGGTGATGATTCACATGGCGTCTCAGTACACGTTGAACAATTTCCTGCGGCTGGTGTCCCACCCGTTCGTCCGCGAGTACCTTGCCGGGCGTCGCGTGCTCGGTGACTTCAACTGGTCTTCCGTGACGGAAGGCAAGACCGACGGCCTTGCCGAGGCGATCGAGGCGCTGCCGGCCAAGGAACTCGCTCAGATCGAGAGTGACTTGGTCGCCATTCAAGATCTGGCGACGGATGCCGGCGTTCAGTTGTTGCAGGACGAGGCCAATCTGCGTGCTGTGCCGTGGCTGGCTGACCTCGATGGTGCAAGGAATGAGCATGAACGGGTGATGGTGGCCTTCCTCCGCGACCGCTCCTTGGTGCAGCACATCGCGGACTGCATGTCTATCGACCGATTCACCGACAGCCGTTGGTGGCGGCGGTTCGTGGGGAAGCGACTGGTCGTCGCGGACTCTGACGAGGCGAAGAAGAGGCTGTCGGCGCAGGTCCGCGAGGTGTTCAAGCGGGACGGGAAGGGGAAGCGCTGTTATGTCGAGTCGTTTGAACGGAAGGCGCCGCTGCGTCTCTGTTTCCACGCCTACCCCGAAAGCCTGCCGAAGACTGACCTGGGATACGACGACAATGGGCAGTTTCGCCGCCAATCCCGGCGGACCGCTTTCGAGCTGGTCTTCGTCTACAAGCCGGAGGAAGGGCTCCTGGAGATGGTCACACCGGGCTCGAAGGACCAGAAGGAGGCGCTTGCATCGGCGTTCTGCAAGATCATCCTGGGGCTTCAGGACGTTCCGGCAGCCAACCAGAAGCCACCCTTCGATCTCGCCAAGCTGAAGGACCGCAATTTCGAGTTCAAGTGCCGCCCCGAGGATGGCATTGCGCGCATCGGGGTTAGGCAGATGCGACTCGACCTCCCGGGCAATGGCCGCAGGCGATTGACGGTGGCCGCTCCGCCGACGCCCAAAGAGCCGGCTGCGGTCCATGACCTGCTTCGGGATGCGGTGAACAGCTCCAACTTCCCGCTCGCAGATCTTCATGTGGGCCAGGTGCAGATCACCGCACAGTTCAAACCGAAGACGCGGGGGAAGGGGAAGACGGTCACGTTCGATGTGACCTATCCCGACCGGTGCAATCTGAAAGACACCGGGCACGACCAGATTCTCAAGCAGTGCCTTATGCGCTCGGAGATCGCGCGTGGATAACGCTCTCAATCGCGTCCTCCGGCTTGCTGAGCGCCCGGATGCGGCTTACGTCCGCAGGGATTCCATCCCCGCGGCGACCGTCGCCGAGCTGGATCAGCTCGTCGCCTGGGGTGTCCTTAGAGAGGCATCGCCGGCGGACGAGATCGATGTGGATTGCTGTGATGGCGGCTGTTCGGTCACCGCTGACTTCGAAGAACATCCTGCAACAGGCGAGCAGGTGGTGCTCCACAGGTGCGGCAACGGCGGGGGTTTGATCGAACTCAAGCCGGAGAGGTTTGCCAGGTGGACGCTGGACCTTCACGGCCTTGCGGTTCACATCGGGCGGTCAGCGGGCCTAGAAGGTCATGTGATTGAGGACCAACCAGGTCGCGTTGCAGTCGCCGGCGCCGCCTCGTCGCTGACGGGCCCGCGGCAGGTGTTCATCGTCCGTGGGGCGAAGTGGTCCGATGGAGATGCGGTCCTGAGTTCGCCCCGGCTGAGGTCCGCCGGCGCGCCCGTCGTGCTCACCCTCGCGTCACTCATGGCACCCGACGATTTCCCGGGGTACCGCCCTTCGGTGGCCGCTCTCGTGGATCTGGCACGGGTTCGTGCGGGCAATGTGCTCCTGGATCTGAATGAGGTCCTCAACCGGACCACAACGCCTCATCCCGACGCAAAGGTCGAGCGCTGGATCTCGCACAAGGAGGCCTCGGCGTTGCTGCTGGAGGTCGTGTCAGGGATTGACCTGGCGAGAGCGCAGGCGAGGGTCTCAAAGGCCGTCGGCGAGGGGGCGTTCCACACCAATGGGCTGAAGCGGACCCAGCTCCGCATCGACTATGGATCATTCATGGGCTGGCGGCGCGAGGAGCAGCAGCGCGATCTGGCGAAGGCAGACGCCGCCGTCGTCACCCGTCGAACCCGCGGTACTCGATATGGCTCGCCGATGCGCGGGTCGCGCGGGTGATGCGGGGCCGCCGGCGCTCGACGAACATCTCGCCAAGCCCAAGACCGCGCGGTAGTGACCGCGCGGCACCACCAAAACCGCCCCAAAACGCGACAAGACTTTCAACGGTTGCAATCCGCAAACCCGCGTGGTATCGTAGGATCGCGTATCTGGTACGGGTCCTGGGCGGTTCCCAAGCTGAATGTCGAGGGTTCGATTCCCTTCGCCCGCTTTCGAGACCGCCGTTGTCCAGAGCGGGCAGCGGCGGATGGGGCAGGGCGCGACGCCGGCGTCAATCGCTCTTGCGGTCCTCCCG